GTCGCCCCGGCCCGCAGGGGGTTGGATCGTTGGTACGGTCCCTTGACCGGGGGGGTGCCCCCGGCCCCCTCCGGGGTCGGACCCCCTCGCCTACCTGGGCAGGAGGCGTTCGATCTCGTGAAGGACGCGAGGCGCGAGGTGATCCTCAATCAGTTCCGACAGAACCTTGAGGAACTCATCCGGGTTGTTCGTCACGTCGTGCGCCGGGTTAGGTCCGAACAGTTCCCGGATGGGCAACCGCTCTTTGCCGATGCGTTTCATTACGCCGCGGTGTCCGCTCCCCATCTCGGCAATGAAGGCCGATCGGTATGATCCTCGCGCCCTGACCCTCACGCCCGTCTTGGTCTGGGCTGCGCCGAGATCGTAGAGAGATATCCATCCGGACTTCTCGACGATGTCGATCGTGTTGCCGCCGGCGTTGAAGAAGGCCTTGGTGATGGCTGCGACCTTCCGGGTTGGAAGATCCGTGCGTTCGGCGCTGCGCTTGACGATCCGGGTTCGGGCCATGTCGCGCATTCGTCGCATCGCACTTGCCATCGCCTTGGCCTTGATCTGGCCTGGCAGATTGGCGATCGCCCGTGACAGATGGTCGATCTCGGATGCGTCGATACGAAGTTCGGCGGTCATCGCAATTTTCCAGAGGTTGCCGCCATTACAGCAGCGGAGATCATGGCCGCCTCCATCAGACTGAGGTGCAAGAGCCTATATCTCTAGAAGCAAAAAAGGCGACCTTTCGGCCGCCCATCGTCGATCTCATAGCTGTAGCACCGGCCTTGAATCGGCGCCTCTTCGATCGAGGCTTTCAAGGCTGGGGCCGACTGCATCTTTCCCTGAGGCTCTTCGCCTGCTCTGCCCCGGATCATGTCCGGGGGATCGGAGGGGATGCCAATACGGCTCGTCCAGTGAGCAAAGGACTCTCATAGCTTTTTGATAAATGCAAGAGGCATGCTCTTGATGTTGAAACTGCGGCCGAACACCTCGATCTGCACCTCTGCCCTCGCCTCCCGGCACCATTTCACCTTGACCACGACGCATGAAAAACCGTTGAAAGGTCCTCCCGTGATCTCGGCAGTGTCGCCGTCAGTGATCGTCTTGTCCGTCTGCACCCGCGGCGCTGGATGATCCGCCATCTTCCTGAAAACACTAACGTCTTCGTTTCTGATGATATGATATCGATCTCGGCCGCCCACGATGTCGATGACACTCTTGACCCGCCTCAGGCCGTGAAAAGCCTCTGGCGAAGGCACACAATGCACGAGCAGATATCCCGGGAAAAACATCCTTTCAGTTTCGACCTTTCTGCCTTTGCGAACGACAACGACCTTCTCGCGCGGCGAAACAAACTCAACCTTGGCGCTCGCAAGTGCGTTTTCCACAGTGATTTCTCGCCCCGTCATCACCTGCAGGCAGTACCATTTTGCCTTTTTCGGCTCCCTTTCGACCAAGTCAGCAGACGCCGCCGCTAGATTCGCATCATTGATTCGCGACCGGGTGACCGTCTTTTCGACAGCCGGAAGAGCGCGGGAAACATCCACTTCCATTCCATTGAACATCATCGTTACCTTATTCAGCATCATCGCCCCGCTCCAAGTTCAGCGCCGCTTGCGCAGCCATTTCGAATTCTCGCAGCCCTTCCGGCCCGCCTTTCGGAAAATAGACCACCCGCATCGAACCGGGATCCGGTACGAATGGCCAGTTCATCTGCTGGTGATAGGCCTTCCACCGATCGTAGGTTTCCGAGCCGACGGGCACCGCCTCGCAGAGATCGGAGAGGATGGCGAAACGCGGATCCGCCGCGCCCCTGCCGCGATCCTTGGCGAGTTTGTCGAGCGTATGGGCTTCCGGATAACCGCCATCACATTCACGGCGCCGCCGTTCCTGCGCCCGGTAGTCATCCGGAAACACCAATTCGTTGCCGTCCACGGTTATGCCGCGATGGCTCGCCCAGGACCTGGCAACGGTCTCGCTGGAGCGACGCAGGCGATTGTAGGTTTCAACCGCGAGCTCGAGCAGGTTATCGGGCAGGTCGATATGCACCGGACCGTCCAGCAGCGCCAGCGCCCGCTTGCCCGCCCAGATCGGCCCGAAGGGTGCGACGGGGATGCTTTCCTCCTGCCGGCGCTTCTCGGCCTGCCGGCTGACCGCTTGTGGCGCGATCGCGTCGACGAGATCGAACATCCGGTCGCGCAGATAGACGCCTAGCGCCGCCGCCCGTGGCTGGCCCTTGTGCTCGCCCGATTGCAGCTTCGGGCAGGCAGCCAGGTAGGCATCGCGCCGATCTTCGGCCCGCAGCCGCTCTTCAGGCGACAGCTTGACGAACTGCTGGTAGGCCCATTCCGGCGCCGAGGAGAGCACATCGGGCCACGGGTTGTTGTGCCGTCCGACGATCAGAGCCTGGAACCGCTTCCGGAGAGATTTCGGATCATCTTCCGAAACCTCGCGCACGCTCCCTCTCTCTGTTACGGGTTCTATTACAGGTTCCCTTACAGGTTCTATTGAGGACTCAGGAGTCCGGTTCAAAGCGTCATTTGAGTCCGGTTGAAAGGTGCAATCCTGTCCGGTTGACGCGTCGTTTGAGGCGGACAAATTGTCCGGTTCATTTTCGGGCAAATCACCCTTCTCGGCGGCACGGAAACCAGTCTCAAAGCCGAGGCTGTAACGGTTCGCCTTGCGATTTTTCCCCTCGCGCTGCTCGACCCAGTTGACCAGCCCCTTGTCGCGCAGCGAGGTCAGAGAGCGGCGCACCGAACGCTCGTCGATCTCGCAGGCCGTGGCGAGATAGTCCTGCTTGGGATAGCAGCCGTAGATCGGGTTATGGCAGTCCGCCAGGTGCCAGAGCACCCGCGCCTCGGTGCAGCTGATACCACGCACCTTGACGGCCCAAATGGTCGCCTCATGGCTCATGTGGCACCTCTCAATCCCGCGCACCCCGAAGTGCGCGCAAAAATGCTCATCTTCATTGCCCTCGTCTCAATTACGCTGGCTTTTCGGCGCTAGTCCCGCCGCCGCCAAAAAACCCTGGAATCGCTCCTCGACCCGGCGCCGCGCCGCGTCCTCTCGCAGTTCCGTCCCTTTCGCGGCAGTGCCGCTTTCCGTCACCCAGACGCGCCAACGCCAGAGCCGCCCGGGCTCGCGAGGCGGGTAGATGGCTCCAATATCGACCGACCCGCTCTTCGCGAGCTGACGATAGATCTCGTCACGCCATTGCAGTTCGGGATCGGCCATCGTCATGCCGCCCCTCCCGCGATCGAGAACAAGGGCGTTCCCTGTCCCGCGCTATGTCCGCCGCGCTCTATCGTCAGAGCCGACCAGCAGGCGTTGTTCATCCACAGCACCTCTGTCCGTCCGCCGCCGCCATCCACGAAGGCGTCAATCTCCACCCGCATCCAATCGCCAAGCAGCTGCTCATAGAGATCGGACGGATAGCCCGACACGATCACCATTGCCTTGCTCGCGCAGGCGCATTCGAGCAAATCGAGGTGGTCGCGATCACTCATTTCATGTCTGTAGAGTTTGCCGGATGATCGGGTCCCGGCCAGGTAAGGCGGGTCCATGTAAATCAGCGCGTCCGGTCGATTGTAGCGATCGAGGCAAGCGCGCGCCGGCACGTTTTCAATGATGACGTGGATAAAACGTCCCGCGACGACCAGGATCTCTTCCGGCAAAGATGCCAACGAGCGCAGCCGCCCAGTATAGCCATCGGGGTTTGTTCGCGCGTCAAAGCCGCTCTTTTGGAGCGCACCTTTCGAACTCATTCCCATGAACGAGCGCGCAACGAAGGCGCGCGCCCGATCGAGATCGTCGAGCTGCTCGCCATAGAGCGCATTGTACTCATCACGCGCATAGGGCGTCAGCGCCAGTGCCCGCGCCAGCTCGTCCGGTCGCTCGCGCAGAATCCGAAACAGATTCACCAGATCCCGATCGAGGTCGTTATAGATTTCGGTTACGGCGCGCGGTTTCTGCAGCAGCACCGAAGCCGAGCCGCCGAACGGCTCCACATAGATCTTATGCTGCGGAAAGTGGGAAATGACCCATTCGGCGATCCGCCATTTGCTGCCGTGCCAGCGCAGGATAGGACGAGAAGGTGCAGTCACGATGCCCCCCCCCAGCCGATCCAGAAATCGCACCACGCCATGATCGGTCCCACCTTCATTCTGCGGCCTCGACGAATTCGTAGCGGCCGTTGCACTCGGCGAGCAGCCTGATCATCTTCTTGGGAACGCTGTTGCCGACAAGGTGGCCGATCTGGGTTTTCGTCGGCTTGCGTTTGACGTGCTTGCCGCGTTCGTCGATGTATTCGATCACGTGGTCGAAGCTTTTCGGGTCGAAGCCGTGCGCGGCCGCGCCCTCCAGCGGATCGAGCATGCGCATGCAGATATCGGTGATCACCATCGTCTGGCCGTTCACCTGGACCGTGACGAGGCCATGGCGGTCATTGGTCGTGACCGTATGCAACGGATCCCGCACATCGTGATTGTTTTCGCCGGAGCCGTAATAGGTTTGAAGGAACGGCAGGATCAGCATCTCATGGCGGGAACGCCCGGCGGTCTGCGTCGGCAGGGGACGGTCAATATCCTGACCATCCTTGTTGGTTCCGCGCAGGCTGCCCAGCGTCGCCGCGACGACGCCCTGTTGCGACTGCCCGCGCTCCCCGCCGGTCGTGATCGTCGACAGCGGGTCGCGCGCATCGTGGCCGTCATTGCCGGTATTGTGCTGCGCGAGGAAGATCGCGCCGACGCCCTGCTGAGGATAGACGGTCAAAGTTGCCAGCGGATCGGCAACATCACGCCCGGACCGGAACTCGATTGAGCCGTCGGCGCGCGGATCGCCATTGTGCTGCGCCAGAAACGCCGCCACGACCGCCTGGCGCTGTCCGCCGGCCGTCTGCGTCCCGATCGGGTTCTCGATATCGAGGCACCGCGCCACCTGCCCTTCGTGCTCGCCATTGCCTGCCTGGATCATAGTGGCCGCGACAAGCGATATACCCGCGCCGCCGGCGGTGATCGTATGCAGCGGCTCGTCGGCGGCGCCGAAGGGCTTTTGCGCGTTGTGCATCGTCGACATGTGGACGGCGGCGACGCCGATCGGCGGCGCGCCGCCCGGCCGCTTCTCGAAGTTATTCGCCGTATAGGTCGGCAGAGGTTCTTCCAGTTCCGCGCCGGTTGACCCGGGCCGGAATTTCGTCAGATGCGCCGAGACGACCGCCTTGCCCGGACTCGCCTGAATCGTCCGCAATGGATCTTCGACACTCCATTCGGAAACGCCACGGCCCTGCCCTTCGCCATGTGCCGTGTCGACGATCGACGGCACGACCAGCGCCAACTCGCCGCGATGCGCGGTCGTGAAGGTCCGCAGCGGCTCGTCTATGCTGTGCACCCGATCGCCGCCGGTATGGGTGATCGGCACGATGAAGGGCCGCTTGGCGTTGACAACATAGCGCATCACGCCGCGGGCGATCCGCCGCAGCGTCGCCTCGGCCAGCGGCTTCCTGCGGTCGAAGATCGATTTGACCGGCAATGACCAGTCGATGATCGTATCGGCGCCGACCCACGGCTTGAGGCCGAGCGCCTTCGCCTTGTCGCGCGGCGCATGCGTCCGCTCCGGCCAGTAGATCGGCCCGCCGTCGGCGCGCGCCACGCCGAAGAAGCGCTTGCGGATCGTCGGAATGCCGAAATCGGCGCAGACCAGGATGCGGTGCTCGAAGCTGTAGCCGAGGCCGCGCATATGCCGCAGCCAGGCGCGCCAGATCCGACCCTTGTGGCGCGGATCCGGGATCAGCCATTGATCTTCGACGGGAATCCTCTCGCCCTTGGCGGCGATCGAGCCGTCGCGGCGCAGCGCCCTGCCCGTCTTCTTGTCGCGTTTGCAGATCAGCGGCCCCCAGGTCCTGATCTCCTGCACGTTTTCCATGGTGATCACCTCGGGCCGCACTTGCCCGGCCCAGCGCGGAATCACCCAGGCGAGCGATCGGCGACGCTTGCTGACGGGCTTCGAACCCTTGGCGACAGAGAAATGCGTGCAATCCGGCGAGGCATGCAGGATCCGGACGCCCCGCCCGTGCGTCGCCTCTCTCGGATCGACCTCGAAGACGTCGCAGCGCAGGTGCTTGGTGTGCGGGTGGCGCTTTTCGTGCATGGCGATCGCCAAGGGATCGTGGTTGACGGCGAGATGCACGTGAAAGCCGGCATCCTCCAGCCCGTCGCAGCCGCCGCCCATGCCGGCGAACAGAACCACCGTCATGCGATTGTCGAGCCCGAAGCTCTTCGGCATTGCCATGGAATTCATTGAGCCCCCTCAGCGGCGCGCGCCGCCTCTTTCATCAGCCCGGCCGCCATGTGCACGGGCATGACAACCGTCGGCGGAAAGGCGCCGTCCGGCAGTCTAGTTGCGTTGGAATAGGCAAGCAGCGCATCGAGGTAATCGACGCCGGCGGCAAAGCCGCGCTGCTGCAGGATGGTGCGGATGGCCACATGCTCGCGGTGGATGATGCCGATCGGGCAGCGCAGCAGCCATGACGCCCAGGCCGAGGGCGTCTCGCGATCGGAGAGTATTTCGATGATCGGAAGCACGCTCGTCATCGCACCACCATCGCCCAGGCGAACCAGACGAACAGCGAGGCGATCGCCGCCACTGCGATGAGCAGCAGGTTGAGCAGGCGGTTCACCAGCCGCGAATAGTCCGGCGCATCGACCCGCACCAAGCTTGCGGCCAGGCCGAAGGCGACGATTGTCACCAGCAGCGGCACGAACCAATTGCCGAGTTCGATGCTCATTGTGCACCTCGTGTTTCACGGTGAACATTTGCTGTAACAGCTTGATTTCGTTTATCGAGGAAGATCAGATATGTGGTCGGATCACGCTTCATTGCCGCACACAGAGCCAGCATGCTCGCCGCTGACAGGATGCTTTCGCTGCAGGCGCGGGAGATCATCGCCGGGTTGAGACCGCGATGCGCCAGCGGCGCGCTCCGCGTCGTCAGTTGATTGTCGGAAAGCCACCGGCGGACATCGCGGGAAAGCCGGGCGCGGTCGATCTCAGGCTGCATCGCCGCCCTCCTGTCCGCCGTCGTCGGTGAGACGAATGCCGAGGCTTGCCGGGTCGATCCACAGTGCCGCCCAGATCTTGGCGCGCTTCACGCCCGATTTCAGCCGCCCCTTGCAGGCAAGGTCGAAGTCATCGCGCGTCAGGCCGGAGCGCTTGCGCAGATCGGTAAGCGCCGCCTTCTCGCCATTGCGAGGCGGCGACGGAAAGTCGAGCCGTACCATCATCGCGACGCGAAGGGTAAGGAACTGCTTGAGCATGAGCGGTGAGAAATCGGGCGTCATGACCAACCGCCTCCAAGGCTTCGACGCTCGATCGGACGGCCATCGGCTATCGCCCTATCGATACCGAAATGCATGCCTCTGGAAATACCTCGGTCAACGTAGACGACGGTCGCCTCCGCCACGCGACCCCACGCCAAGCCCGCGTTGATGCCCCAAGACCGTTCTTCAGGGTCAAGGTCATTCAAGATGCCCGGCTGCGTATACAGCAGATGCGACGCGATCGGCGCTTCGCCACGGGCAAGGCTGTCGCGGACGCAGGCGCGGGCGTAGGCTTCGTTGGCGGCAACGTCGCCCGCATAGGGGCTTTCGAGGATGACGAGCCTCATGACAGCACCTCCGCAAGCGGCACGCCGGCCTTCAGCTTCTTCGTCGCCTCGACCGCGCCGACGGTGGCGATCATGTTCATGCCCATGCCCGTCGGCAGCCACTGGCCGTCGCCGGTCGGCTCGATCAGCCCGTTGGCCGCGAGCGCGTCGATCAGCGCCGCGGCGACGCTCTGGCGAAGCCCGACGCCCTGCCGGAACTTCACCACGTCGAAAGGCTCCAGATCCTTCATCCATTCGAAGGCGCGGACAAACTCTTCCTCGACGCGCTCGTCGACCGTCTTGCGCGGCGTCTCACGCTTGAACTCGTCGAAGTGCACGCCGCTGGCATTGCCGCCCTCGCCGGGCAGGAGGGGCGCCGCATCCTGGAATTCCTTCCAGTCGACGCGCTTGATGATCGTGGTGTCGCCATAGGTGCCGTCTTCCTGCAGCTCCCAGACGAACCAGGCGGTGTTCATGCGGCTCGACGCCTTCTTTCCGTCCCAGCCCTCGCGATGCATCATCGGCAGACGGCGCTTGAAGACGTAGACGCGCGCCGGCGGCTCCTCGTCCATGGCGAAGTTGCGGTCTTCGTCGTCGAAGCCGCAGAGGAAATTGAGATTGAGCAGCAGCGCCATCTTGCGCGGCCGGTGGACGCGCAGCGCATGGGCGACATAGTCGTTCAGCACCTCGCCATAGGGCGGATTGGTGACGATATCAGCCACCTTGCCAGCCTCGTCCGGCTTGCTGGTCAGGAAATCCCCGTTCGTCTGCAGCTCGCCATGCTGGGTCACCGTGCCGCGGTCGACGAGATCGGAGATGATCACCTCGTAACCTGCCGCCTCGAGCACCCGCGAAATCGCCCCGAGCCCGCAGGACGGTTCCCAGATCGTGCCGGAAAAACTCTCATAGGCGAGCAGCGTGCGCGTCGCCTCGATCGGCGTCTGATAGAAATTGTCACCGCGATCTTCCTTGCTGGCCGAGGCCGTGCCGACGGCGGCGCGAAGGTTAGCGCGGCTTGGTTCAAGCCCCGCTTGGATGCGCGCAGCGATCGCCCGCTCGACCAGGCCCGGCTCTTTGGTCTCGGCGTCGCGCAGCTTGCGCGCTTCGTGGACCTGCCCCTTGGAAAGACCGACGTCCTCGAGCCGGAAAAGGTTTTCGTCTGAAACCTTTTTCGGCCGTCCGGGCGCGGCCATCACGCCGGCCTTCTGAGCCTCGTCGAACTGATCGGCCAGCGCCATCTTCGCCCGCGTCTCGATCAGCAGAGCGTCGCCCTGCATGCGGCGCGCCTTGCCGATCAGCTCATCGCTGAGCTTCATGCGCTTGGCATAGCTCGCGGCCGCCTTCGACTGATCGTAAACCGCCTCCGAGAGCCAGAGCGCGTTCTGATAATCGCCCTCGCTGAACAGCGAGCGGGCGCGGTCGATCGTGGCGGCAAGATTGGAGGCGTCGGCGCGGGCCGCGGGAAGCAGCCCCTTTTCCGCCGCGTCGCCGACTGCCTTCAGGTCGCCAAGCGTCGTCTCGACCTCGTGGCCGCCGGCGCGGATCGTTACCCGCATCTCATCCGCTTGGTGGCCAACTGCGTTCACTTAGCAGCACCCCGCAAGGGCGCCGTTTCGCGTTCCCGCGAGACCTGCAGCCTCGCCTTCTGGATGGATTTCCAGCGCTCTTCGTCCATCCAGTCCGGCAGTTCGATGACGACCGCCCCCCCTCGACCTCGCGCCGCTTCGGATCTTCGGCGGCAAGCGCGATCTGCGGCGTCCAGGCTGTCTCGGGCAGGCGAAAAATGACGGTATGCTTCATGAAGGTCGGCTTGAAATGGCCGACATCACTGGGCTTGAGCATAAGCTTGCCCTTGTCGCCGTTGTCGCCGACCAGCAGGTCGAACCGCTCCGCCTGCTTGAAGAGCAGCGTGAAGAGCGCCGACGGGATGCTGATCTGCAGCCGGAACGGGCCACCGCGCATCGAAACTGTCGATATCTTGAATGTGCCCGTCTTCGCCTTCGGCGTCGGCACGATCATGCTAAATCCCATGGCAGTCCCCTCGTAACGATCCGCCGCCCGGGCGGATCTTGCCCAACAATTCGCGCCGCCCTTGCGCCGCGGTCACACAGCTCTGATCAGTCTGTCGAGAAAGGCCCGGCCGCTCTCGGTGAGAAAAATCGTGTCCTCGTCCTTGGGATCGCGCGTCACGAAGCCGGCGAGCAGCACATGGTTGAGCGCTTCGCGGTCGCGGTTGCGTTCGAGCCGGTATGGACCGCGGGCCATCAGCGCCCGGCGCATCAGCGCGATGCCGCGCGGCCCGACGGGCGCGCCTTCGGCAATGGTCCGGTGGTTCAACGCGGCGGCGCCGGCGTAGCGGACCTTGCGCATCATTCTGCGCCCACCACCTTGAGCCCGGCCTTGGCGCCGCCGGCGGCCTTGATGACGGCCAGCGCAGCGCGAAGGTCTGAGGCAGCGCGCTCCAGGCCGCCGGCGATCCGGTCGACGGTCGTCGCTTCGGACGGCGTCACCTGGCCGTCGCCGATCGCTACCGCGATGGCGCTGGCGAGCTCGGCCGACTGGCGCATCAGCTCGGCATGGCTGACCAGCACGTTAACCTCGGCCTTGCGCGCTTCGTCGGGGTCGGACAGCCGCCGGCCGTTGGTTTCGGCAAGCACCGCCGTCACCAGGGCATGGCCGCAATCGCGCTCCAGCACCGCGATCGCGCCGACGGGCATCAGATCCGGCTCGGCGCCGTTGTTCCAGCGGCCAACCTCGCTCTTCGAATAGCCCGATTTCTCGACGACGCGCATGATGCCGCCGCAGCGTTCGATCAGGTCCCTTTGCGCCGCTTTCACGCGGTAGAGAAATGCGTCCATGTCCTTGACTCCAGATAACAAAAACGGTTTCCCGCGCCGGGAATTCCGGCGGGCTTTTCCCGTAGCGGGAACGATGCGGAAATGTGAGAACTCAGCCGGTCAAGAGATCACGGGGGACCGCATGACTGGGCAAAACACAAACGACGAAGAGAAGGCGCGCCGGACGATGATGGTCCGCCCGTCCGGCGCGAGTTGGCGCGGCGATCACTACCTTCGCGGCGCGGGGGAAAGGTCATTCGGCGGCCTCCGAAATCCCGAAGAATTCCGGCAGAAGTGCATGGCGCTTGATACCGGTTATGGCTTCGATCTCGATCGCGCGGCGCGGCGTAATATGTTGCCCGCGCTCCCAGCGGCTGACCGTCGACTTGTCGACAGGCGGCGTGAAGAGCTTGCCGAACTCCTCAAGGGACATTCGGTCATGCTCTTCGCGATACGTCGTGATTTCCGATTTGGTGGCCATGGCGCCAGTGGTTGCATAACTTGCAACTTTTGGCAAGAGCAAATCTTGCATTCCGGTATAACGAAAATCCTTAGCCACAATTGTATGGTTGCGAAATGAACAACGTCGCACAGATCCATACCGGCAAGACGCCAGTTCGCGTTCACTTCATCGTCGAGTGGGCGGAAAAAAGGAATCTGAAACAGGCCGACATCGTTCGCGAGATCGGCGCCGACAAGGGCCTGGTGTCCCGATGGTTCCAGGGAACGGTTCCGAAGCCGGAGTATCTCGAGAAGCTAGCCGCGCTCTTCGACACGGATGTTCACGGCATTTTTCGCCACCCAGATGATGACTGGCTGGCAAAGTTCTTCCGCGACAAATCGGCCGAGCAAAGGCAGCATGCGATCGAGATGCTGCGCGTCATGTTCAAGAACGACGGCAAGACCGGCACGAACAACTAGCTCTCGAAATAGGAGAGCGCTGCGGCCAGCATTGGCCCCACGATGGAATAGTCGCCCTCTTCATCAGCCTTTTTTGCCAGCCGCAGGGCGGCAATCGCGCCTTCCCTGGACTGGGCGGGCGCTTTCCATTCCTGGATGATCAGCAAGGGTCCGGCGTAAGAGGCGCCGGCATATGCGTTCGCCAGCTCGTCGGAATGCATCGGCGCATTGCTGTTGTAATCGTCCATTGCCGCGCGAAAGTTGTCTACAGCAGCCAAGATCGGATCGCCGCGGCGGATGTCTCCATCCCTCTTGATGGGGAACCTCAACAGATCAGCCATTTCCTTTACCAAACAATCAGATTCCTACCAAAACGCGTCCGATCTGCACGGGCAGATCAGCCATAACTTAATCAACTACTACTATGTACCGGCGGCGCGCAAGGCATCCGTGGGGTCACTGTGGGTCATTTGAGGCGATCAAGTTTTATGTCAGCAATTAAATCATGTCCCGTGAAGATCCTACCTTCAAACTGCGGATCACGCCTGACCTGAGAAGGAAAGTGCTTGAGGCCGCAAAGGAAAATAAGCGTTCAATGAACGCCGAAATCAAGTCCAGATTAGAATCAACATTCGACCAGGCCGCCGCGCCGGCGCCGGTGATCGCCCTGCAGGAAATTATCGATCTGGCTAACGCCTTGCTCAAAACCTACGAAGAGCAGGACGAAGGTGGAAACGCCCCCACATCGAGGTAGCTGACCGCTCGGCTCGCCAACTATTCCAGGCCTAAGCGGCCACCTCTTTCCCCATTCTGCACACTTTGATTCGTTTCGTGCAACTGAGATGTTGCAAGTTATGCAATTTTCTTTGTTGACGCTTGTTGCATGTTGTGCAACATTCTCCACGTCCGGTGACCTCCTCCCCATCCGGATGACCGCAATGCCGGCCGCCGCTTCGTACCCATCATGAGGAAGCGGCGGCTGCGCAGGAGAAGGGAGGCTCAAGGATTTCACCAGATGCAGCTATTTGCTTCGCAGAAGATCCGGCACATTCATGCCGTTCGGGCCGTAGAGCAGCAGGGCACTGCCGCAGACGCTGTCCTTGTCCAGGTCCTTCATGGATTGGATCTGGGCCTTGGTGTCCGCCATCAGCAGTTCCCGGTCGGCGCCGTTGATGTCGATACCCATCGTCGTCGACACCAGGCCGAGCATCGTGGTGTTCGCCTCGACGCGATCGCAGAGGTTCTGCGCCGCGATGGCTTGAGCGATGTGGTGCATTGCATTGCGCTTTTGAGCGGCGCTTGCGGCCATCGCAACACCGGCGCCCGCCAACATCAAGGCCGCCGCCCAGACCAGAACCTTCCGCATTTGACATCCCTCTTCAACCCAGCCTCGCATCATGCCGGGTTTTCCCGCGTGTGCAAGGCCAATCCAGGAGCAAGCCGCATGCCCAAGAAATCCAAAACCCAGACGCCAGCCGCACCGGTGCGCGACATCAAGACGGAAATGCTGACCCTGTACCGCGAGTGCGGCACGCAGACGGAAACCGATCTGATCCGCGCCGGCTTTACCAAAGAGCAGATCGAGACGATCGGACCTGCCGTCGCCGAACAGCTTCGCACCGAAGAGTACGCGACTGCCGCCTGACGGTCCGCTTCGGTCACCGCCGCGACCAGGAACGCGGCGGGTTCCGAAACGGATGAACAAAGGGGAAATCCGATGAACCATTTCACACCTTTCGTGCCGGCCCGCAGGAGCCTCGCCGATATCCTGAACTCCGACGACAGCTGCCGCGATCTCGAAGAGCGGTGGCTCGACACCATGCGCATGCGCCAGACGATCCAGCGCCGCGCGGAGGCCGCGACGCTTCTTGCCGTCGGCTTCACGCTCGCCGTCACCTTTGCGCTGTCGGTGTGATCATGAGTTCGGCAAATCTTTTGCTGATCTTTGCTGCCGCCGTGCAGCCCGCCGTCATCATCGGCTTTCTCTACTGGCTGGTTCGCCGGGACAAGCAGCGACAGAGGGACATGGGCGCCGCGATCGAGTTTGCGCTTGGCCTCAATCTCTTCCGCCAGCGCCAGTTTCTTCGTCTCTTCGTCGATGGCGAGCAGACCACGCTCGATCGGGAATATCCCGAATGGGCTGCCTTCCGTACCGATTTTCTCGCAATGGAGCCCTACTGACATGGCAGAGATCGTCCATTTCCCCCGTACAGCGCCGCGCCCGGCGCTGCGCCTCGTCAGCGACGTCGACGACCTGGTCGCGGCCGCGTTAAAGACTGAAGGGCATAGGCACATTGCCAAGGCCCTTGAAGATATCGCTTCCGCCAATCTCGAGCTGAACACCGTCAACAGCGTCATGCTGCACCGGCAGTGCGACGCGACCGATCTGGTCAGCGAGGAGACCATCATCAGCATCTGCCACGCGCTGATCGCGGTGATCGATGCCAAGGGCTGCCGCAACGGCGACCTGGCGCTGCGCAATGCCGCTGCGAAGGTGATCGCCGATCGGGAGGGCATGTCACATGGCAACTAGCGCCCTCGCCACGCCGCCCCGCGCCACTGTGGCCGCTTCGACGCTCTTCTCCGCTGCGCTCGGCCACCTGAACATCCGCCTGCCGCTGCACCACGACGAGGCCTGCTGCGGCACGCTCGTCGATGCCGACGGCAACATGGTCTTCGTCGTCGACGTCAACCGCGAGCGCCCCGACGCCGAGGTGCGCGACATCGCAGAGCTGCTGATGCTCGCGATCAATGTCCATGGCGGGTTCATGCCGGAGGTCACCAATGGCTGACACGCTGCTTACCACCTGCTGGCAGGAACTCATCAGCAAGGATGGCAGGTCCTCCGAAGAGTACCACGGCATGGCCCTCATCACCCGCGATGAGCTGCAGCAGTTCCTGCATCTCGCTGCCTTCAAGTGGGATGAAGACCGACGCCACGGCATTTCCGTAGAAGAGCTGCGCGACCTTGATGGCGGCCTGATGGGCTATTGGACTAGAGGCCATCATCCACCCCATCACTTCCAGGAAGCGGCGAATTACTACAGCGGCGCCGACGCCCGATATGACGAACGGCATATCAGCGAGGTTGTCAGCGTTCGGCATGAATGGTGGCGAACGACCCCGGTCAGTGGCGAGCCGGGCATGGTGCAATACCTGCCGGCGGAGCCGAAATCCCGAGGCGCTTTCGCAGTCACCGTCAGCACGGTCATCGAAGACCTCTACATCAAGAGGTCGAAGCGCGAAATTGCCGATCACCACCGTGCAGAAGCACGCGGCTTCGCCGACGGCTTGAATTGGGCGCTGCGCCAACTGGAACGAATCAATCCGTCCGCGGGCGATGATCTCCTCAAATCCTACCGCGACGAGAACAAGAAGGAGCGCAGCCATGTCAGCTGACACCCTCTTCCGCGTGCATTTCGAGGACGGCACCAAGCTCGATGTCACCGCCGCCGACAGCGCGGCCGCCAGCAAGCGCGCCGGTGCGCAGCACATCGGCATCATCACCAAGATCAAGCGCGTCAAGGGAAGTTAATTTATGGACACCTCACCAGAAGTCGCGATCACGCTCGCCAGTCTTGTCGTCGCCGAAGTTCATCGCCAAACCAGCGAGGATGCCATCCGCGCCATGGTCGATAAGAAGATCGCCTCGGTCGTCGCCGAGACGGTCGACAGCGCTTTCCGTTTCGGCGAGATCCGCAAACAAATCGAGACGGCCATAAAGGAGGCTTTACATCTCCGCGAGCCGCTCGACGTGCCGGCATACGGCACCATGGTTATGGCCCTTCTTCGACAGAAGCTCGATGAGCATCTCGGCCAACTCCTGAATGAGAAACTTGCGGCCGAGATGGAAGACATACTCTCCATTGCTCCGAAGGAGATCAAGCTCACCGAGGTCCTGGAAGCTCTCTTCGATGACATCGATACGCATGACCGCTACGGCTCTCACATCACATGCATCATCGACGACAGCAGCTCGCGGCTCACGCCTGGATATTATTGGATCGCTATTGATCCCGAGGCGCGCAAGGAGAAATATTCCTGTGCCTTGCGGCTCGGGATCGACCCGAATGGAAAGATCTACAGCCTGTCCGTCGACCAAAAGGACGCCGCCAAAACTATCATCATGGGCGGCATGGACAAGTATCAGAAGCTGGTCTTCTCCGCCTATTGCTGCGGCTCAAAATTCATCATCGATGAGTTCGATCCATCAACAGGCATCGGAGATTTCTGATGGATTCGGCGCTCCTCCACCGTGTCGCAGCTGACGTCCAGGACCACATGGACTCCATCCTCAAGAACTTCAAACCGGACGCAAAGATCACCGTCCTTGTCCGCTTCCCTGATAAGCCGACTGCGGATTTCTGCATGACCGGCGATGACCTCGCCGAGGTCGCGGACATGGTGGAGCGTCGCCGAGGCGCCACAGCCCCGGCGCGAGATTTCGTTCCAGGCGCATGGCGTTGCCCTAAGTGTAATTTCCGGCTTCTGCAGTCGAATCTGAACGCGGCGGACGGAACGGTCACAGCCCGCGACACGCCTGGCGATAAATGCCCCAATTGCGTCACGCCGCTATGGCGCGTCAGCTGGAAGGACGAGGCGCAGGAGAACCTTGCGATTGCCGAGAACCAGCTGGAACGCGCGTTGGCCGCCGAAGGCAAGCTCGCTGAAGCCCTGGAAATCATCCGCCCGTTTGCGCGAGAAGCCGCGACTTGGACGGCGGATGCTCCCGACGATTACCAGATCAAGGTGAAGTTGGCGACGAAGGTCATTCATTCAAAATTGACCGTCGGCCAGGTTCGCGCCGCCGGCTCCTTTCTCACGTCGATCGAAGGAGCATGACATGAGCGACATCACCCTCTGGAAACCCGAACCGGACGTTCTCCTTCACCAGGGGCTTGGCAAGGCCTGCGAGGAAGCGGGTGAACTCACCAAGATCCTCGCCCGCTGCCTGATCCAGGGCATTGACGGGGTCGATCCGGGAACGGGCAAGTCCAATCGTCAGGCGCTCTTCGACGAGATCGCTGACATCGACGCCGCCGTGCGCTGGCTGCGCGAGCTGGTCAACGATCAGTACGATGCAGCCCGCGCCGATCGCAAGCTGAACGGCTTCCGTCTCTGGCAACAGATGCTGGAAGAGGATGCCCAGCAGGTGGGAGCAGACGACGACACCTATCAATGCCCGATCTGCGGCGTCGCCATCAACGACGACGATCTCTGCGCCGCCGATATCGAGATGGGCACCTGCCACGCCGCCTGCCTGGAAGGCTCACCAGTCGTCGACCTGGAAACCGGCGAGCCGACCGATGGCAAGGCCGGCACGTTCCGTTACGGCGATACCGCCCCAGGGAGCAATGCCCATGTCTGACGGCACCAAGATCGAATGGACGGACGCGACCTGGAACCCGATCACCGGCTGTTCCGTCGTCTCCCCCGGCTGCACCAACTGCTACGCCATGAAGCTGGCGGGCACGCGCCTGAAGCATCACCCGAGCCGCGCCGGTCTGACGAAGCCTTCCAAGGCCGGCCCGGTCTGGACCGGCGAGGTGCGTTTCAATGAGCAGTGGCTCGACGAGCCGCTTCGCTGGAAGCGCCCGCGGATGATCTTCGTCTGCGCCCATGGCGATCTCTTCGCCGAGGGCGTGCCGGACGAATGGATCGACAAGGTCTTCGCCGTCATGGCGATAGCCCCGCAGCACATATACCAAGTGCTGACGAAGCGTCTGGAACGGATGCGGGATTATCTGAAAGCGCCGGACTTGCTCGACCGCCTCATGACCGAGGCCTGCCGGATCGATTGCGAGGAAGGGGCGGATTGGGCGGCCGACTTTCATTGCGGCCATACCAAAGGCCTGCCGCTCCCCAACGTCTGGCTTGGCGTCTCGGTCGAAGATCAGAAGCGCGCCGACGAGCGGCTTCCTGTTCTGCATGAGATCCCGGCCGCCGTCATCTGGGTATCGCATGAGCCGGCGCTCGGCCCGATCGACTGGAAGCGCTGGCTGCCAACCGGCCGGCGCGCGCGCAGCCCGCAAGGTCACAAGTTCATCGCTGCGCAGTTTTTCATGACCAAATGCGAGCACTGCGGCTGGATCGGTTCGTCCGAACTTCAGCACGTCGATGCCATAGCCGATACCGGCGATTACGACGTTACCTGCTGCAACTGCCACCAGATCACCGCCTGCGATGAAATCCAGCGGATCGGCTGGATGGTGACTGGCGGCGAAAGCGGCCGAGGCGCACGCCCGATGCACCCCAGCTGGGCGCGCGCCGTCCGTGACCAGTGCGAGATCTCCGACACGCCTCATCTCTTCAAGCAGTGGGGCAACTGGATCGTCGCCAGCGAAGAGAACGGCCACACCGACAGCAGCATGGCGACGAACGATGCCATCTGGCTCGACGTCGACGGCCGCCAGGCAAAGCCCATCTGCGATGGCATGCGCGAGCCGATCGCCATGTTCCGCGTCACCAAGGCCCGCGCCGGCCGGACGCTCGACGGACGCCGGCACGACGGCTTCCCGCCCCTTCCCGCCCATTTCACCAAGGAGGTCGCAGAATGACGAAACCGAAAAAGCTTCCGGATGACGAAACCCTGCGCCGGCTTGTCGCCGAGGGCGTGACACGCTCCGAGATCGTCAAGCGCTACCAGGTGCACCGCACGACCCTCGGCGAAAAGCTGACAGAGCTCGGCCTGATCGACGTCGTGGCACCGGAGCCAGGGCAGCGCCGGCCATTCTCGGTCGAGGAGGTCACGCAGCTCCTGCGCAGCGGCATGAGCTATTCCGATATCGATCGCCACTATGGCAGGACGGTCGGCTGCGCGTGGGTCTTTTGCCGTAGTCATGCGCTCATTCCCGAAATTCCGGATCTCGAAATCCGGGACGAGAAAGTCATCATCGGCATCACCGCCACCGCGACCGACAAGAGCGGCGCCGCCCGCACGATCCGCATGGCGATCAGCCTGCCGCCGATCAGCATGTTTGTCGCGGCTCGCCTGCAGGGCGGCGAAGCGATGGGTGCAAGATGAAGGTCACCAACCAGGACCGCGCCAACATCCGGCGAATCTTCGCAAAGATTCGCGAGGATACCGATCGCCTCACCGCCGAGAAGGTCAGGAGCACCGGGACCAAGACCCATCCGGACATCGACAAGATCATTGCCGCGCAAAACACGCTGCGCTGCTGCATGGAAGTCGTGTTCGACGAGTGCTTGCCCTATGACGACGTCTTCTGCGGCGAGCTCGCGATACGCCTAGCGGCATACGCCATCAGCGCCGTTCCGATCGAGCGGCACCAGGTCCTGCTCGACGCCGCTGTCGAGGGATTGCCGGCCGCACTCGCCAGGCGCGTTCGCGAACGCGTGGTCATCAAAACGACATGGGAGACCGACGGCGTCAGGCATCCGAATATCCCTCGCAAGGGAGATGTCCAGTGACAGCCACGCCCGTCCGCCTACAGCTTTCGCGCCAGAAGGGCTTCAACCTGCAGGCTACGTCCATGGCCGCCAACGGCCTGGCCGCCATCAAGGTCGACCGCACCTCGCCTTTCGGCAATCACTATGCCTTCAGCAAGGATCCGTTCGCCAAGCCGGCGCTATGGGACGTCTTTTGTCACGGCACCATCGTCAAGAGCTGCTCGACGAAACAGGAGGCGGTCGAATATGCGGTCGCGTGCCATCGGGCCGAGGTCAGCTCGCCCGGTCCGCATAATCACCGCCGCATGTACGCCGTGCCGACCCCGGTGGATATCGCCAAGGCGCTGCGCGGCATCAACCTCGCCTGCTGGTGCAAGCCCGGCGAGCCCTGCCACGCCGATATCCTCCTCGAGGTCGCCAACGCCCCGCTGCAGGAGATCGTATCGCGATGATGATGAAGGCTCTCACGGTATGGCAGCCATGGACAACGCTGATCGCGATCGGCGCCAAGCCCTATGAATTCCGCGGCTGGCGGCCGCCGAAAGCGTTGATCGGCCAGCGGATCGCGATCCACGCCGGCGCGCGGCCGATGAAGCGCGCCGAGGTTCTTGCGCTTCGCATCAACCTCGCCCATCCCGGCCGTCACCCGACGCCTTGCCTAAATTCGGATCTCGCCATCCCGCTGCTCGACAGGATCCTCGAGCAGCATAAGAGCGCCGTCCCGTCCTTCCTGCCGCTGTCGCACGTGCTCTGCACCGCGATCGTCGGTGAGCCGAAGAGCGGCGAGGAATGCGCGCTGGAATTCGGCGACGACGCCGGCAACGACAGCGATCGCGAAGGCACCTTCAATTGGGGCTGGCCGATGCTCGACATCGAGCTGATGGAGCCGCCGGTACCGGCGCGCGGCGCACAAGGCCTCTGGAACTGGAGCGGCGAATGACAGCCCCTATCCGCAAGCTCTCCGGCCGCTCCCTCCTGCTCGCGCAGCGCCAGCGCGCCATCACCCTGCCGGCAAAGATCGTCACCATGAGGCGCGTCGTCGCCGGTGATCACGGCGGCGTCGCCGATCGCCCCTTCTCGCTGCCGGCCGTCAGCATGTTCGTCGCCGTTCTCAGGGAGCAAGGCCGATGCTGAAGACAGACACGGTCGCCGGCACGGCCGGCATCAGCTGCGACAGCTGCCCGTCTTCGATGGAATCGGTGATGGACGCCGACCCCCGCGCCGCCCGCGAAAAGGCCGTCCGCGTCGCCAAGATCGGCCGCTGGCTGATCGAAAAAAAGGGCGGCACCTGGCAGCACTTCTGCCCGGACTGCCGCCGATCGAGGGAACGAGGGAGTTTGCTATGAGCAAGGAACAACAAGGGGCGATGCGCGATCGTTTCGTCGAAGACGTCATGAGGGGCATCCACTCGGGCGCCGTCTCCCACGTCGAAGCGATGAGCGCGCTCAGCAACGCGCTGGCCTGGACGATCCTGTTGCTTGGCGCCGAAGCCCGCGACGAAGGCCTGGCCACGGTCATTGAAATCCTGCCGAAGCAGGTGGCCGCGCATCTCGAGCAGTATCAGGACGCTTTGCGGAGGAGCGCCAACTGATGCCCGATCACATCAACATCCACCATCCGGACAGCCGCGCGAAATACCGCCACGAGATGCTGGAGATCGTCCAGTTGCGCGCCCGGGTGTCAACGCTGGAAAGCTTCCTGCTCAATGCCGAAGGCGACCTAGAGGCGATCTTCACCCGCATAGAGCGCGGCGACGAGGTCGAGCTGCACATGCAAAGCGGCGCCGTCTTCGTCATCACCGGGAAGGTGCGCAAATGACCATCAACCTTGAATATCAGGTTGCAGAACTGTTCCGACTGAAGATGGAGGAGTTTGCCACCTGGTGCGCCGAGAATTGGACCGTGACGGAGCTCCAGGCCAAGGCCGACAACATCTTCGACACGAAGCCGACCGGCTTCCGTGAGGGATACAACGAGGCAATGCAGAACATTCGCGGCGCCGTGGATTGTTTCCTGGAGGATCGGCCGTGACCCTCGACCTCTTCAAGGCCGAAATGCAGATGAGCGCGGCCATCTCCGACTGCACCTTCTACCGTGACGAGCTGCGCCGCGTCTGGGATGCGGGCAAGCCGATCCTCGTCGTCTCCATGCTCAACCCGTCCGATGCCGATCACAAGCGCAACGACCCGACGGTCCTCGTGCTCATCTGGTTTGCAAAGCTCTGGGGTTACGGCGGAATCCTGATCGTCAACCTTCACGCCTGGCGCTCGTCATCGCCCAAGGAAATGATGCGCGCCAAGGACTCGATCGGCCCGCGCTGCAACGATTACATCGATCGCGCCTTCATCATCGCCCGCCATCAGAACACGCCCGTGCTGGCCGCATGGGGCAACGGCGGCGATTACCTCGGCCGCGACCAGTGGTTCAAGGCCCGCGCCCGCCAGCAGCTCGTCGACCTCGTCTGCCTCGGCCTGACGAAGGACGGCTTCCCCAAACACCCGATGGCCCGCGGCGTCCACCGCATCCCGAGGGATCAGCAGCCGATCATGTTTCAGAATGCGAGGGAGATCGCGAAATGACAGGCCGAGCACCAGTAACAGATCAGGAACTCGAACAGTGGGCGAAAGTCCGGGCGGATGACGCCGGGCACTTGGCTCGTGAACTGATCACATATCGCCGCAACCCGACCCCGTCGGCGTCGGTAGTAGGATCGTCCGACGAGGCGGAGCGCTTCCGGCTTCTGGCCCGCCACTACATGAAGGCTCTTGGCGAAATTGCCATCGAGGATGATCGCGATGCCGCGCAGCTGATCGCCTGCGAAGTGCTTGGGAGCAATCCTTCGCCGCGGGTGCAGGAAACCTCCGATCTCATCAAAGCGCTCTCCAGGCTGTCCGACAATCGCCATTCGGACGGCGTCTCTTCGTTGATCAGCCCCGATGATCGCGGGGCGATCATAAATGGTTGCTACGACTTGATGGTCGCATCGCGTCAAGCTCCGGTGCCTCATGTGGTGGAGTGGCAGGGTATGGTATCTGCGCCTCGTGACGGCACCCATATCCTTGCCATCCTCTATCGCGAAGCCAGTGATGATCCGGACGGCAGGCGGTGGCCCGCCTTCAGTGAAATGCGAGAAATCTGGTTCAAGCCGTATCGTGCATTTGGCATGGATTTGCCTTGGCACGCTGGCGATCCATTCGATGATCCTAGCGGCGCAGGGTCGGAGCACATGGGCGACGGCGTCCCGATCGCATGGCAAGTCCTTCCATCCGCCAACTTGCGCGCCCTTGCTACCACCTCGACGGAGGGCAGCGCCGATGGAAATTGAGATCAAGGGGCAGCCACCACGCGATCCGCAAGGCCGGGTGCTGGCGATAGAGGCGGCAGCAAAGGCCATCTGCCAGCAAGCCGGGACTGACCCGGCTGACGTGATCATGATGCTGATGACCGCAGCTGCTCACCTCTTCACTGTCTATTCCGGGAAGCTGTCTTCCGAGAACATCATGACCCTCGCTCAAACCCTCGGATACGCGACCGTCGCGGCCGACGACTTCTTCAAGCTCAAAGACGTCACCGCAGTGGAGGGCAAATAGGATGGCCCGCCAATACGTCGTTACCGAAGCCGAGATGATCATGCTGATCGAGAGCCTAGAGCTTGTCCGCATGAAATCTGAGAACATCAACGACCCCTACCGTCACCTCGACGAGACATGGCGCAACCTTACCGACAAGGAGAAGGAAAACGTCAAACCGGCTATCGATAGCATTCACCGTGGTTTCCACTACGTGGTGACCCGCTGGGCGCAGGACATGGGTTTCGACGGGAGGCGCCGATGACGTGGGATGAATATCGCCACAACTTCGACGGCGTTCCCGTATTGCTCATCAAGAAGATCGCGAAGGCGTTCGGATGCGTCATTCAAATCCATAAGTTCGTCAAGGCCGATGCCGCCGGCTGCTTTCATAGCCATCCGGCATGGGCGGTTCGGCTTGTTCTTTGGGGTGGCTACGTCGAAGAGACGGGTGACGGCCGATGGCAAACGTGGTTCCCGGGCCGCATCGGCATTGTCGCTCCTGATTTCGAGCACCGAATAGGTGGCCTGCGAAACGGCAAGTCGAGCTGGTCGCTTTGGCTTCGCGGCCCCAAGATTGCCGGCATCAGCGTTCGCGGCTGCGATGCACCCGCCCACTCGCCTGACGTGGCGGTTTCGGCGCGCTCGATCATTGCCATCCGCGATGCGCTGATCGGTGAGAATCTAGAGGAGGCATATCATCAGCTCTACAAAGCGGTTGATCCGGAGTTTGTAAAGCTGCGGCCATGGGCTGAGATCGAAGCCGCCACCGCAACTGAGGGCAGCGTCGAATGAGCTACCAGTGCGACGACGCAGACGACTACGATGATGAGCCCTCCTGCATCTGCCCTCACTGCGACGGATTCGGTTCTCGCGAATGCTACTGCTGTGGCGACTTCTGCTGCTGCGACAATGGTGGCGAGATCGAGTGCTCCTATTGCCGCGGCGAAAGCGAAGTGAGCCAAACACGCTACGAGTATTACCTAAGGCGCCAGACAGAACACGCTAAAGAGCGCGCCGAGGTTTGGGCCAACCTGGCGGCGGAACGCGAAGCCGCGACCCCAGCGCCCATCGAGGAGACGAAGCCCTGATGGCGACACCGGCGGAAATTGCCCAGTTGGCGACGATGCGCGACGATCTGGAAAAGGTCGGCGTCGACTGGTCTGTCGAGGCCGACGCCGGCGCCCTGACACTCTGCGTCCGCGACCCGGCCGACGGCGAACTCCGACAGATCGCCACGATCGTCCAGGGCACGCCCTTCGCCTTCCAGAATTTCCTGATCCGCGCCGCAACCAACCAGTTGCTGGCGCTCGATCTGCTCGATCGCTGCCGCCGCGCCTATCGCGACCTCGCCGACCGCCAGCAAAAGCAGTCGAAGAACTACGCCACGGAATGCGCGATGAAATGCAAATCCGACCAGGCCTTCCGGCAATACCTGATCGAATGCCACGACCTCCGCGACGCGACCGACGCCGAGCGCATTAAGACCCGCGTGCGTTCCATCCTCGGCATCCAGTCGATGGCCGAGCTGAACGCCGATGAAGCCGCGGCCGGGCGCTGGCGGAAACTACGCGCCGATTTCGAAAGATGGAGAAGCGGCCGATGAGATTGGGGATTCGCCAACTGCGGCTGCTCCGCACCGTAGGCACGACGAGCGCCCTCGTCGTTCCGGACCCGATCAGCCGCCGCCTTTGCGAACTCGGCTTGATGCGAGCGAGCAATCCGGACGGCAGCTTTGCCTGCATCACGCCGGCGGGCTTGCGCGCACTGGCCGACGCCGCAGATGCCGGCCGTATCAATCTATTCGTCATGCCGAAGACCGAAAGGATGCCGCAGTGAATGGAAACCCCATGACCGAGGTAGACGACTACGGCCCTGACGATCCAATTCCACTTGCGAAGGCCGCGAAGCTGCTGTTTCGTGGTGCGCTGACGAAATCCTCCCTGCGCACCGAAGCCAGGAAGGGCAATCTGGAAATCATCCAGATCGCCAACAAGGATTTCGTCACCAAGAACGGGATCAAGAGGATGATTGAAAAATGTCGCAAAAGCGAAAACCCGCAAGGCTCTGGCTCAGACCAGACACCGGCACCTGGTTCATCAAGGATGGAGACAAGCGTGTCCCCACGGAATGCGGCGAAGCTGAGGTTGAGGCAGCTCAGAGAAAGCTTGCCGATTACATCGACAGCCAATACCGGCCGCAGCGCAGCAGTCGTGCCGCTGAAGTCACGGTAGCCGACGTCGTCATCGTCTATTCCGAGGACAAGGCGCCGTCGACGGCCAGGCCTAAAGAAACCATCGCGATGCTCGATCGCATCACCGATTTCTTCGGCGACATGTTTCTGACGGAACTCCGGGGGCAGACCTATCGCGACTATGCGGTTGACCGCGGCAATCTCGGCGGCGCGCGCCGCGACCTGGAGACGCTGCGCTCGGCGATCAATCACTACCACGCCGAGGAAACGCTCGACATGGTGCCGAAGGTGACATTGCCCGAGAAGGGCGAGCCGAGGCAGAGCTGGCTGACGAGGCGCGAGGTCGCAAAGCTGTTGCTCGCTGCGATGGGCTGGGTACCGATCCTCTTCGACGTCGAAACCCGCGAGCCCATCAAGTGGAAGCGAACCGGCTGGCGCTATCCGCATCTCGTCCGGCTGATCATGATCGGCCTCTACACCGGCACGCGCCTCAGCGCGACCCTTGGGCTGCAGTGGATGCCGAGCACGACAGGTGGCCACATCAACCTGGACAGCGGCGTCATCTACCGCAAGGCCCAGGGCGAGCGCAGCATGCACAACAAGCGCAAAACCCCGGTGAAGATCCCGCCGCGCCTTCTCCGCTTCCTGCGCTATTGGCACAAGGCCGATACCACGATCGACGAAAAAGGCCGGCCGGTGACGCTGCGCTATGCGGTTCATTACGGCGGCGAGAAGATCAGCAAGCCGCACAAGGGCTTCCGCTCGATCAGGGCGATCGCCGGCTTCGGCGACGACGTCACGCCCCACGTCCTGCGCCACACACGCGCGACCTGGCTCGCACAGGCCGGCGTCGAAACAGAGCAGGCAGCAGCATCTTTGGGGATGACGGCGGAAGAGTTCGAACGGACCTATGCGCACGCAAGTCCAGACTTCCAGCAGCAGGCGGCGAACGCTTTCTAAGCGGTCCGCACCTTCAATCGGTCCGCATTCGGTCCGTTGATTTGAAAATAGGTTTCGCGGGGCAGTCTATTCGGGAATGTAAATCCTTACATAACAAGGATTTAAGCTGGTCGGAGTGGAGTGATTCGAACACTCGACCCCCACGTCCCGAACGGAGAAGGCTTCGCGGAAACCCAGCATTTCTGGGACAGGCGGTTTCAATATGTTCTCGCCTGTTCTAACTTTGTCCAATCAATCGGTCCGCAATCGGTCCGCACGACGCTTATTCAAATTCATAAACTGCCGCATTATCCTGCCGCTCCCGCAGTCCCTTATAGGATGAATGCCGCAACTTGCCGTCACTCGTCCACGCCCGATATTCGATCTCCGCAATCAGTGTCGGCTGCAGCCAGACGAGATCCTTGCGACGGCCGGCATAGGCGATCGGTGGCGTCTTCCGCTTGATCCTGTCCATCATCCCGCGAAGCTTCCATGCCTCGCTTTCCTTGAAGCCCGTCCCGACCGAACCGACATAGACCAGGTCGTCGCCCTTGCGGGCAGCGAGCAGCAGCGATCCGATATGACCCCTCGCCGCTATCGAGATCTCGTAACCGACGATGAAGAAGCTGTCGCTCTGGACGCATTTGATTTTGAGCCAGTCACCGCCCCGGCCGGATCGATAGGGCGCGCCCCTGCGCTTGGCGATGATACCCTCAAGGCCATGCTCGCAGGCGCTTGCGAGCAGCTGATCGCCATCGGCCTCGATCTCCTCCGAAAGCCGGATATCGCCCTGCTCGCCTGCCGGCACGAGATCCTCGAGCAGATGCCGGCGCATGCCGAGTTCGGAGTTTCGGAGATCGTGCCCGTCGAAATAGAGTAGATCAAAAGCCATGAAGATGGCGTCGCTTGAGCTCTTCTTGCCGCCACGGCCGCCGAGTGATTGTTGCAGCAGGCCGAAATCCGACCGGCCCTGGTCGTCGAGAACCACGGCCTCGCCGTCGAGGATTGCCGTGCCAACAGGAAGCCACAGGGCCGCTTGTTTGATTGCGGGGAACCGGTGTGTCCAGTCGTGGCCGCCGCGCGTCAGGATGCGAATGCCCGTCGGCTCGACATGAACCGACAGGCGATAGCCATCCCATTTGATTTCATAAACCCAGTCGTCGCCCTTCGGCGGTCTCGCTTTCAGTAGCGCAAGACACGGTTCAACGCGATCTGGCATAGGGTCGAGGGGAAGGTTCGGCTGCGCAGGATTCCGCGCTTTGCGAGGCCGGGATCGAACCGGCTTGTCAGCATCCCGCAGGAGCGGTTTGGACTTCGGAGGCTTGGTCATGGAACCATCACATCAGCAACTGCTTAAAATGCCGTCTACGGATGAATGAGTCCACGCAATGAAAGATGTGTACCAGCCGATCTACAAATGGCGCGAGACCTGGCCGGGAGAGGGACACCAGGACTTCAGCGGTTTCGACGGCGAACAGTCGTTCGGCCGCATCCAGTTAGACCAAACGAGCCACGGCAAGATGGGTATGTGGAAGTGGAACATTACCCACATTCCGTGGGTGCGAGAGCATGTCGCGCCGCATAGTGGATGGGAGGCAATGTCCCGGGAGGCATGCCGGAGGGTCGAGGAGCAGTACGAGAAGCTCCTAGAATTGCATGGTCGGCCAAAACATGGGAGATAGCCGGCAGCAGAGCTGGAGCTGGACGGATGCGATGGCGACCGACAAGGATCGACGACACCACGCCGCAGATGGACAAATGCTGCGGTGTTAAGCCGAAGTTGCGCCATGGCCTCCCGCAAACGCAGATCTCCTGTCCGACATGCGGAGACACGATCTCCGCCGAGCCAGCGCCGTTCTTTCGTAACGCCGGCATGCAGCTGGAGCACGAGGTATGGCGGGCAGTGTCTCGGTGGAATGAGAGCCGTAGGATGATTAAGACAGAAAGGTCGTGATGCTGACCCCGGAGATAAGCCCGGCGATGAAAAGCGCGATCCCGAAACGCAGCAGGCTCGAATTCGCCACTCTCCCGTTGTCGATGTCCGGGGCCATGGACACGAGAGCCGACGCGATCATCAGCATCCACGAGATGAACGGGGAAACGGGCGAATAGACCAGGCTGTCCGGCCGGTCGTACATGTCGAGGACGATCGCCCAGACCCTCTGCCAGAAGAGGATAACGAAGGTCAGGTAGACGCCGACGACCAGGAAGTTATAACCTTCCCTCCCCTCGCGAAGGGAATAGAAAGCGTCCTTGGTGTATCGGACAAGGACGGCGAAGATGGCGCCGAGCGCCAGGCTGTAGGAAACCTTCGTCAACAGGTCCTGCCGCAGGAGAGCGAACAGCACCCAAAAGAACAATATGGCGGCGAGGACGCCCCATGCCGCTAGGCTCTTCTTGAACCTCCTCATCGTCACTGCTGTCCTTCTCTCATGCTTTTCAAGGCCTGCTCTGCAATCTGTTGCACACGGTGCCGCCGGCGCTCGAAGGTGACGGACGCTTGCGCCAGTTCGGCCTGAAGCTCTCGCTTTTCCTCCTCCATCTGCTTGATCTGGTGATCAATCTTCGGCTTTCGGCTCAGCCATGAGGACAAGCTCATCCCTGCCTCCTGTCGAGGTTGCGCATCAACAGAGGGAGGACCGTGTCCATCGTGGTCGTCAGCTTCTGCACCAGCGGAAGAATGATTTTCAGCGTCTCGATGTTGGCCAACTGAGCTTCCTTAAGCTCGTTGTCGAAATCTTCACGGTCCTTGCTTCGGCCCTTACGCTCGTAGACGTAGAGGCCGGTCATGATCAGGGCCAGGACGCCGATCGGGCCTTGGGAGATGAGGTATGTGCCGATCTCACTTCCGACTTGTTCCATTATTCCTACCTGTGTGGCGAAAGCCTGCCCTTATTTCGCGGCGTCGACGGCCGCCACGCAGGCGGCGCGGCGGGATTCGCCGATGTTGCGGGCCGTCCGGTCGGCCGACCATCCGTTGAAGATTTCTTCCTGGGTCATGTCCCGAGCGGGCTTTGGCGAGAGCGCCGGCGTCACCTTGCGGCATTCCGGCGGCAGAACCACCGTGACGGTTCGCGTGATGACGATCGGTTCCGGCTTGGGATTAGTCAGGGAGCAGGCGGACACGATCGGCGCTAAGACCGACATCGCCGCCATGAGGCAGAGCCGCATTGCGTTTCCTCAATTCTTCGAGCTGCTGGGAAGCGGCGTTGACGCGATCGGCCGCGTCCGCCTGGATCTCGATCACCGCCCTGGCCTGGTCGGCGATTTTCTGGTTTGCCTCGGCGTTGGCCTTCTCCACCCTCGCCGTCCATGTCTGGTCGGAGAGTGCTTTGGCATTTGCCGCGGCATCCACGACCATGGAGCGGACTTCCCGGATGGAGCCGTAGACGAGGCCCGATATGACAAGGATCAGCGCCAGCGCGGCCAGGCCGATCGCGATGGGTTTTGATAGACCGATCATCCGCGCTCATCCTTCACCGATTGATCTTGGGTTGCCTCTCCGTCGATCGCGACCGGAGGCGTGGCATAGGGGAGGCCCGTTCTGGTCGCCCAGATCGCAACGACATCTTGGAAAGTCGCAAAGCCGGTGTAGATAAAGACCCCGGCGATGATGTTCGCACCCCAAATCCAGGCGATCAATTGATTGACCTGTGTGTCGGGGGCGCTCTCCATCATCGTTAGCCGATAGCAGGCGTACGTCACGACCGGGAAGATGAAGGCCTTGCGCCATGACCAACCCGGCTCGCCGCTCCGCTTCGCCTCGGCCATGATTGGGCGCGGCATCAGAGCAGCGCCTGCACCTGGTTGCGCATCTTGTCGCCGCAGGCCTTGGCGCCGACGGTGGCCTTATCGAAGGGAAGTCGCGCCACATCCCATTTCCCGGCCTGCTGAATGCCGAGATTGGCCTGCACCTCGGCGTGGCTAAGGATGGTCTTGGGGGTCACCGGGATCCTGTAGAAGCTCGCCAAGTGCGCGATCACTTCCATCGCCCGGTTCCACTGAGTTTCCGTCATCGGAAACTTGCCGGCGTTGAACGGGCTTTCGATTGCGCCCGCCATGCAGGCCATCGACACGCCGATCGCGCCGGTGTTGCAGCCGCGCGTATGGGCAGCATAGTCGTCATCGGCAGTGTTGACGTTGTCGGCCACGGTATGGTCGCCGCGAACGACATTGCCGTCGTTTTCGACGATGAAGTGATAATGCTCCTTGTCGAGTTCCGAGGCTTTCCAGCCTCCGGCCGACCAATGCAGGATGACACGGCTCATCTTCACCGACTGGAGCCAATCCAGCGGAATGCGGTAGGTCATGGTCTTCTCCATGGTGTGATGTGAAAATGCCGCCCGAAGGCGGCTTAGGCAGGAAGGCGCTGCGCCAGTTACGCGGCCAGGCGCGCCTCGAAGTAGGGGTCTACATACGGGGCCATACCGGCTGCCACCTTGGCCGCCATGTTGATGTGCGGTGTGCTGCCCGGGTGGATTTCATCGTTCGGGTAGGTCGTGTAGTCCCCTGCCTCGACAATGACATCGTGATACTTGGTCAGGCGACCATCCGCGCCAGCAGCCAGCCATGCGTTGAAGTCGTTTTTGATTGTATTCTCTGCCGATTGGAAGGTGCCTCGAGGGATGATCGATGAGGCATGGACACGAAGGTAGCACCCATAGGGGCCGACGGTGCTTCTGGCATAGTCGGCCAAGTCCAGGAACCGGGCCTTCATGGTCGCGAGGGAAGCCCCCGAGCCGATGTCGTTAGTGCCCAGCTCAATGAAGATGTCCGTGACATACTTCCAGAGCTGCTTCTGAATAGGCGCGTCGGCAACCTCTTGGTTGTTGAGGGTGTTCGCGTCGATGCCCTGTTTATGCCACGGGAAGCAGTGCCCAGAGACAGACCTCATGGCGCGAGCAAGAAAGCCCTGTGTGGTGGAGGTATTGGTGTCGTCTTTGTAGGTTCCGATGCTGTCAACCACGAGGATGACGGAGCCCACGGGGAACTCTGGGAGGCCGAGGACCATGGCGGGGGGGCATGCGGGAGCTGACGTAGTGCCTGAGTTATTCAGGACCCCGCCGCCTGCTCTGAGGAGCTGCGAGCCCCCTGTGGTGCGGAAGCCTGCCGAGCCAATGCCATTGAGGGTCACCGACGAGAAGGCGCTGGCTGCATCAGGGACAGTTCGGTAGAAGCCTGTATAGTTGGTAGTGTCACCATCCCATACCATGCCAGGTACCGGATCGGTGAAGATAAGGTCGCCGGGACTGCTAACCTTTGTGTTGCTCCCGCCATAGACGGCGCGAACGGGCGTGTTGATTCCGGTCAGCTTTTCGGCTGCTCTCTGCCAGGTCATGGTATTGCCGGGTAACAATACCTCAGCGCCAGAGCCAGGCGTCACCATGGCATGGGCATCGACGATGACGAGGTTGCTAACCTTGTAGGGGCCGACCCTGTGGCCATTCCGGCCTTGATTGTTTGGGTTGCCCGTGCCTGAGGCCACCACCGCCCCGTTAGGAAAGTAGCAGTCCCCAACCACTAGCTGGAGCTGGGAAGGGGCCGGATATCCCCGCTTAGAAAGCAGCAGTCGCCGAGTTGCACGCGAGACTGCCATCTTAGACGTCCACGCTGTGCAGGGTGAGCTTGTAACCTTCGCTGTTGGCCGCCGGAGTGTAGCCGCCCGCCGTCACTAGGTAGCCATAGATATCGGCGGTGGCGAGCTTCATCTGCTTATTGATGCCGGTAACGTCGCAATAGAGCGTCCCGCCACCGATAAGAACCGGAGCGCCGAGATCGATGTAGCCGAGGAAAGGAGCGCGGTCCGTACCCGCCCAGGTGAAGGCCGCATTGTCCGCGAGGCCCGATGGAGGCGCGGAGCTGTAGAGATAGAGCCGGAAACTTGCCATGCCGGCGGGTAGGACTGAAATGTCGAGTTCCAGCTCCGCCCGCGTGATCAGAATCGATCCTCCAGACTTGCCGATCGCCGCGAATGTCAGCACTCCGGTCGCCGTTTGCCCAACGACATCGTTTGCGGAATAGGGCGTCACGTTCGGCGGTCGCGTGATCGGCAACGCGATATCGTGCGCCGTCGTCTTCTGGTCGACTGATATCGCGGGCTGGTCTGTAGCGATGTTGACGGCAGGGCTATTGGCAACGGTCTTAGCCCCAAGCGAAGCGACCGAACCTGCAGCAACAACAGCGCCCACGGCGACGACCGCCGCACCGACTGCGTCTACCGATCCGTCGAGGGTGTCGATCTTGCCAGCGACCGTGTCGACCGAGGTCTTGACGGCATCAACAGAGGTCTTCACCGCGTCGATGGAAGTCTTGTTCGCCTTGGTGCGCTCCAGCAGCGAGTTGGCTGTCGGGTTCGCTGTCACCTCGCCAAGGAGTTTTGCCAGCGCGTCATTGGTCGCGACTTCAACGTCTTCGTTTGCGGCATTCTTTACGACAATTGAGTCGGCCATGTCAGATCACCTGTCCAATGTATTGGGAGTTGCGGGAATTGCTGAAGACGAGCGAGGGAAGAACAGGCGCCAGGATCGTCAGGAAGAGCGTCGTGCGCCGCGGGCTGTTGGCAGCCTCCGGCAACGTCTCTTCAATCGTGACGGACACTTCGCCAGTCTCGGTAGGCTCTTCTCCGACGGTGAGGTTGCCGTCCTCGTCGATCGCGAAGCTGCCGTCGCTCTGGTAGATCGACAGGGCCGACCGCGGCTGCCGATGACCGATCGCGCCGATCACAGTGCCCACGCTGTCGCCGACGTAGAAAATATCCGGATCGATCGTTAGCGCCTTTAGCGTCGGCATGAGCCCAGACACGCCGTTGCCTCCGGCGCCGGAGGCAACCGTGAAACCGATTTCCATGGATGATCCTGTCTTTTTACGGCCGAGCGTTTTGGGTTGCGCTTCGATTTATCGGCGCTATGTTGCGCGGATGCTCCACTATGTTCACAGCATCGTCGCGTTTATCGACGGCCTTCCCGCTCGGCTAATCAAAGCCGACCCGAGGCCAGAGGATTACGAATGGTCGGAAGTCACGTCGTTGTGGCGACCACACGTCCGACTGACTGACGGAAGGTGGTCTGATTCTGGCGGTGGAACGCTATGGCGCAGACGCCGCAAGTCCGATGGCCGTTGGGAATACGAGCAGGATGCCGAAACGCTCCAACAGCAGTTGAATAGGATGGGCTAAAGCCCCAATGCTGCCTTCAAGGCGGCAACTGCCAGGGTAGCACGCTGATCGGCGCCGGCTTCATTAAGGTGCGTATTGTCGTATCGACCGGATGGCGGGATCAGTTCGACATTCTCGCCGCCAAAGACTGTCGTGTTATTGACGACGCTTGCCTGTGCCGCGAGGATAGCCGCCGACGTGGTGCCGTAGATGTATGCCTCCCGAGCCACGAGCATCGGGCAGCCGGGAATGGCGCGCTTGAATTCCCCGATTACCTTCTGCAGGCTTGCGGCATATGACGCTTGAGACGTGCCGTCTCGGGTATCGCTTTCGCCCTGCCCCCACATGATTGCGGTGCAAGGCAATCCGGCGTCACGCATGCGAAGGCCGACGGTATTGATACGGCGGAAGAGATAGGGCTCAAGGTTCGGATCTGACCACTGCCCGACGCGGGTATTTCCCACCGCCATCGGAACGATAATGACGCGGTCATAGAGCCCGTCGCTGATCAGCTTGTCCGCCATCCGCAAGAGCCATGTGCCACGGTGCGCGGGGTCGCCCCCGTTGATGCCGAGCAGCGGGTCTTTCGCCTTGTAGAGCTTGCCATCCCAGATATTGAGCTGATCGATGTTCGAATTCACCGGGACATAGGCGACTGGCACGCTGTTGACGCTCAGGGATTGGCCGACAAAGACAATAACCGCCGTTCGTTCGTCGATCGCGCCGAGCGATACCTCGGTCCTGTCCGACAGATCAAGATAAGGTTCCGTCCATTGGATAACGCCGGCAGAGGGGTAGATGTAATAGGCGCCGTCGGCCGAGAAGCGATTATAGGCAAGCCCCGCCCCGCCGAAGAGCATGGTCGCCATCACTGCACCACCCAGCCAAGTATTCCGGTTTGATAGCCGCAAGGCTGACCGCCGTTTCCAATCCACGTCTGCGCGCTCCCGCCTGCACCCCGTTCCAGCCACCGCAATTCATGGTAGCCGATGCCGACGTATCCAACATATCTTGCCCAGGCTGGCAAGACCGGGAACGTGTTTGGAGCGGCAGCGGGGTTCTTGACCTGTGAACTGTCGGCGGCGGATGTGTCGATGCCGATCCCGACGAAGCCGGATGTTGGCGATGGCGTGCTGCCAGCCATATAAGCCGAGGCCGTCACGTCCACCATGCGGCCGGAAACGCCGTTGAATATCTCGATCTGGTTTTCCGGATTGGCGTTCGCCTGGCGCCAGGCGGCCAGGGAATAGGACCACGACGGCGCCGTATCGATGCGGCAGACCGGCAAGACAATCGCGTCATAGCGGCTCCAGACCAGCCGGGACTGCTTCGTGCTGCGCGTCAAGCCGTCAGCATGGCAACGGAAGCCGCCGACCAGCTCAGCATCTCCTGCACCGATCTCGCTAAAACAGGCGGCATTGACGAACTTGTCGCCATCTTTCTGCACCTGAAGAGAACGGGTCGCGCTGTTCGTCCAAGCGGGACCGACGACAAGTGCGCCGTCCGCCAGAAAGGCATCGTAACACTTGCCAGCGATCGCCGAAGAAATATCCAGCGTCAGGTCGCCATAGTAAAGGGCGCCCGTCGTGATATCCGTCTCGGGGAATTCTTCGAGGGAAACTGAAAATCTCATCTGAACACCGCCACAGATACGTTGGTTGGATCAAAGGCTCCGATACCCGCCCGAACTGCAATTAGCCGAACAGAGGACACCTGCTGCCCACCTGTAGCATTCACGTTGACGGTGTCGGTCGCGGAACTGGTTGATCCCGAGGCACAAAGCGCCGTCGCGTAGTTGGTGTCAGGCATATTGTCCGTGAAGTTGACGGTATAATCACCGACCCCGTTCCGAACTACGCTGGTGACGTTCCCAGATGCCCCGATTGTGCCGCTAGCACCGGCGAACTTCACCCACCCTCTGCAGGCATAGACTGGCGCTGCTCCCGTCGCGCCGAAAAAGCTTTTGATGCCCGCCTTGATGTTCGCCCAGGTGATTTTCTTAAAACCGAATGAGGCGGCACTGTCAGCGATCCTGAACTCGTCGGCATCAACCGGCGTTGTCTTCGCCGTCAGCGCGTGAGTGGTAGTGGTTGATGCATCTGCTTTCAGCGCAATCGCAGCCGTTAAGGTCGCGGCAAGGTTTGCGTCATCGTTGAGCGCCGCGGCTATTTCATTGAGCGTGTCGAGTGTGGCTGGAGCACCATCAACCAAAAGGTCGAGCATTTGCCCGACGGTAAGCCTGCCGATGTCCCCAGCATTTGAAACTGGTACCCAGGCGTTGCGTGATGGCGTCCCAAGAGGCAGATCTTCAATAAGAATATCGTCTGGCATCCGCCCCTCCTATGCCTCAAAAACGGCTGTGTGGATGCCGTTGATGTAATTTGCTTCTCGGGTCCCGACGACGTTCGGTCTAGCCGTGTAGCGATTTCGAGCCAGGCCGCTGTTGCCCCACGCCGTTATTTGCTCTTCGAAGGAGGAAACTTCGACCGATCCTGCCGCGAAGTGCAGCACTGGGGTTCGAGCAAAATTGAGGGTGATCACCGGCGAGAGTGGATAGGTGCCTGCGTTCTCCTCGACCGTCGTCTTTTCGGAGATGAGCTGCAGCCGGTGCTTGTTCGCCAGATTGGCGATCGTCGCGATATTGCCGGCGCTGGTGACGACCCTCGCGACCAGCATATTGTCATAGGCACTGTCGAAGCTGATATCGGTTTCCGCCACGGCCGCCGGATTGTAGGCGACGTCTGCAAGATCCTTGAGCTGAAAACCATTCGTCGGGTTCCAGCGCAAATGATAGGTCTTGTTGGCGACCGTCACGAAATCCGTCTGAACGGTGGTGATCGCGAAAATGCCGCGATGCAGAAAGTCATAGCCGGCGGGAACGCGCACGGTTCCGGTCGACGGCGCCGAGATCGGAATTCGCCCGTCGGATGTCAGCACCTCGGGGAAGATCGGCAAGCGCGCCCGCGCCGCCGGCATCAGGACGTAGTTGCTTGTGTCTCCGCCGCCTGTGGCAGCCGAGATCAACTGCTCGATAGCTTGCAGCAGTTGCGTCAGATCACCATTAGATCCCGAGATGCCTGCCGCCGTAATGACCGCCATGATCTCGCGCTGAGGAAACTCGATCGCAGCCGCCGGAGGAATGGAGCCCTTTGTCGCCGCAGCCATGTTGCGATCGACATAAGGAGCATTCGGATCGGCACTTCCGTAAGGAGCGTTATATTCCATGTTTTCCTCTTGATTGCTTTACAGGGCAACGGTGATGCGGTTGCCGTATTCTGTGACGATATGCCGTCCGTCTTCGGTCACCAGATGCCAGTATGTGATCCACGGCTCCAGCACCGGCAGCGTCCAGGCCGGCGCCATCTTGCGCAGCAGACAGAGGATTTCTTCGGCGGCGCCGAGCGAGAACAGCGGGTCGTACCCGCATTCGCTAACGCCACATTCGAAATAGCTGATGCCGGCATCGCGGATGCGGACGATCCAATAGGTCTCCTCGATGTAAGACCCGACCGTGTGCCGACCGCCGCATTCGGAGAAGCCGCATTCGAACATGGCCGGTTCTTCGATCTCGATCTCGAAACCGTAGTCGAGCGCCAGGCGGATAAAGTCGCCGGGCGTATTCACCGCATCGGCACGCACCTTCCGCGTCAAAGCGGTAAGGCGTTGCGCCGTCGTAAGTTCGCCGCTGAAACAGGCTTCCGGCAGGCCGTAATCGGCTTCCCACTCCGGCAGCAGTTCCGATGTCCCTTGCGACACGGCTTCGCGCGTCAGGGCAAAGGCGCGGGCGTAGAGCCAGACGAAGCTGTCGACCAGCGCGCGCGTGAAGCGCGCCAGCAGATGCGTCAGCGACATCGCCTCCCCATCAGGCGTTCCCCATGCCGCGCCCTGCGGCCACATGGTGAGGGCCGAGGTGACGAGATCGTCATTGGTGGGCGCCGCCAGCGCGTCGAACGGCGCCGCCACGACGACCGTGCCTGCCGCAGCGGCCGGCTCCCGCGTGATCGTGTTGAACGCGGAACTACGCGCCATAGGTGATCGTCCCCGGCACTGGGTATTGCCCGTTGGTATAGGTGACGTCGTCGAGCGGCCATGCCAGCACGTGCCGGTCCTCGCCGGTGACCCCTGATATCGCTTCCGATATCCACGACCGCGACAGCGTGAAGGTGTCGCCGGGTATGCCTGGCCGCGACCGATCAACCAGCATGGCGGCCACCGCGGCTGCGATCGCGTCGCGCACCGTCTGGCTATCTGTCGTCAGTAGATCGATCGTTAGGTCGAGCGGCGCCGGCGTCGGCGCCACTGCGACGCTGTCGTCGATCCGGATCAGTCGCTTCGCATCGATCGCCGCCTGGACGATCAGCACATCGCCCTCGGTCGGGATCAGGTTCGGCCGTCCGGCGAAAAGGAAGTAGACTGCGATAAACCCCGGCGCCAACGGCCGGCGAAAGGCCCACGCCTTGACGACACCGGGCACATCGAGGGCAATTCCCTCATAGTCGCTGAGCTTGCCACCACCCGGAGGATTGGCTTTGCGATAGAGCGTCCGCGCCCTAAGGTCGTCGTCGCTTTCATTGTCAGCCCCGCCGCCCAGCCCTGCCGGCCCGACAAGCCATTCGCCGGATAGATCGGGCCAGAGCACCGGCTCGGCAAGCGTCATCGCGCCGTCGGCGTCGCGGTTGGTCGCAGCCCCGGTCGCCTCAGCCACGACAGCCAGACTGACCGCGCCAAGCGGATCGGCAGACGCCGGCGCGCTCGAGAGATAGGTGACCGAGCCGGACGCAAAGCGGATACCGGCGGGATAGGTCACATTGGGCGTGCCGGAACCGATGATGACGCCTTGCGCGGCGGCGGCGGCCTTCCGATAGATCCCGAACTCGGCCGCATGCTGCACGAGGAACTGTTTTTCTGCTGTACGCGCGAAAAGCTGCTTCGACAGATAGGCCATGCGCAGCTCGAATTCGTGCGCCAGCGCGGCAACCACCTTGGCCGCCACTGTCACGAAATTGTTCTTCAGCGCCGTGTCGGTGCCCGGCAGATATTGCCGGAAGGCACCGCGAACCCGCGCGGAAGCCTCAGGAAGCGAGCGGATTGCCCATGCCATCGATCTGTCTCCAGAGGAGTTCGAATTTCTTGTCGTAGATCCGCGTCCCGTCGCGCCCGTAGAGCGCAACGGAGAGGTCGAGGCGGTTGGCGGTGCGATCGGCGATCGCGACCGCTGTGGCGCGCGCTGCGGCGCCCTGTGTGATCAGCGGCTGCAGCGCCTCGATCGCATAGTCCTGCGCCTTGATCTCGATACCCTCGTAAAGTGCCGAGCGACGCAGCAGCCAGAGACGCGAACCGATTGGCGTCTCGCCCTCCATCACGTCGTAACTGTCGCCGATCCACCCGCGGTTTTCGTCGCCGTCGCGCAGCTCGCTGTCCTCGACGCGCCGATCCGTCATCAGGCAGATGAGCACCTGCGTTGCGAGCCCCTGTTCGGCGCGAAAATCGCCGGGTGCTGTTGGGTGCGTCAGCGGGTTGAGAATGAGATCGCCGATCAGACCATTCCAGCCGAGATCCGGCGAGCGGTATGGCTCTTCGGCATCATCGGCCGGAATGATCTTGAGCATGGGTTATTCCGCCGGCGTGAAGTCGACGTAATACTGCTTGCCCTGCTCAAACCATTCGACCGCGGCGGGGTTGGTGATGAACATCTCGATCTTGCCGCTTGGAGTAGCTTTCGACCATTGCTTGTTTGCGCCTTCCTGCTCGTAAACCGGCATCAGCTCGACCTTGGCGTAAACCACGGACGGGTCGTTGGATGGCTGATGGGTGATTCCGAAGCAGCGGAACTTTGCTCGTACGCTCATGCGTCTTCTCCTTTAATGTGCCCGGGACCGCCGGGCGCGGATGTCAATGCGTGTGATGCGGCGTGTTTCCGCCATCGTCGATGATCGAGCCGGTAGCGTGGATATTGCCGTTGACCTCAAGATCTCCGTTCAGCACGAAATCGCCGTTCAGCGTCCATGTGCCGGCCGTCACGGTCACTGTCCGGCTGGCGGCATCGATCACGATGCCGCTGCCGACAAACTTGATGATGTTGCCCGTCGCGTCGTAGATCGCCGTGCCGCCGCCGGGCAGATCCTTCGGCCGATGCGACGGATGCTCGCCGCCGAAGACATAAGCCTGGTCGGCATCATCGTTCGGCTGCAGCAGAAAGGCCTTCGCGCCCTTGACCGGCATGGAGGCGAAGCCGTGCGGCTCGATCCGATGGATACGGGTGTAGCCGTCACTGAAGAGGCCGCGCCCTGAAACGAACTGCTGCCCGCCCTTCTCGACATTCTCGCCGTCGAGCTCGATCCGCCGCCCGCTCATTGATCCTCATACTCCGGCGTGATCGCACCGGGTGCGGCATAGGCATCCGAGGTCTTGCCGCGTGGGTTTTCGCCGCCGAGCGCGCGAGGATCGGCAAGGTCCAATATTGCGACCGTCCCCTGACCTCCCGCATCCTGCGTCAACGTCACGCTCTTGATCACCATTAGCCCGTCGATCCCGATCCACGCGTCCCGCACCTGCACCAGCCAGTTGCGCGTCCAGATTCTGCCGCCGCCATCCCGCCAGCCGGTGACAGTGATCGATGCAGTCGCGGCATAGCCGGAGCCGCGCTTGACCTGCCAGTCCGCCCGCTTCTTCAGCCGGTCGACGGTCACTTCGCCCTCGTGCGGAATGATCAGCGGCCGCCGGCGCGAAACGCCGCTATCCTTCGCCCGCGCTTCCGGCCGCAGCTGCTGCTTTTCCGTGCCCTCACTCGCCTGGCCGCGCACCTTCACGCTGCTGTGGCGGCCGCGCTCGGTGATCGAGGATGACGCCTGCTCGATGTTGACGCCCCAGATCAAGCCGCCTGAGTGGGTCCCCTCCGGCTTCGTCGCCAGCTTCATCTTGCCCTGCGGCGTGTCATAGATCAGGATGCCGCGCCCGCGGGCACGCCGCTCGATCGTCGCAAACAGCGTCTCGCCCGTTCGCAGCTTGTGCCGCGGCTCGATCGGCAGTCCGCCGTCACTTTCGATACCGATTCCGAGGCCGTCGAATTCCTTGGCGATGGCCGCCAGATCCTTGTCGAGCACCTCTCCAGTCGGATGCTCGACCGAGCACTCGGTCGCGTCGACCGTGCGCGAGCAGACGGTGACATCGAGTGTCCTGTCGTTTGCGTCATGCCCCGGCCGCACGTCCCTGACGTACCCCGTCAGCAGCAAATCCCCGCCGGCCTTGATCGTGACGGCACGGCCCGGCGCTACCGAAACCCCGTCACCGGTTGGCACGAGGCTAAGCGCGGCGGTGCGAACCGCCTCCTCGGCCGAGGATGTAATGCTGATCGACTTGTATGGCGGCAGTCCGTCGATCGTCAGTGTTTCGAGCATCGTCGCACCTATGACGCGATCGCGTCGAAAAGCGTCGGCATCACCATCGGCGTCGAAGAGCCCGCCAGATCGACCAGCGGCCCGGCGCGCTTCGCATCGCCGTAAAGCTGATAGGCAAGAACCGTCGACGGCAGCGATATCCCGGTGCTCACCTTGATGACCGGAGCCGCATCGGCGGCAATATCCGAAATCAGCCGGCAGGAAACGGCGGTCACCGCCGTCAGCCAGGCATAAAGGTCGGCGCCATCGCCGCCCAATGTGTCGGCCGCGGCAGCACCAGCGTCACCAGCCGCGGAAACCCTCGAGCGCGCGCTGCGCGCCATCGGCCGCGATGCCCATTCGGCCCGGCAGCCCGCGATCGCCAGACCCATGGACACCATGATCGCGATCGCGTTGCGGGTTTCCCCCGTAACCGACGCGGGAACCGAGATCCTGTCGAAATCGGCGGCGAGGGTCACGCTCTCTGAAACGATCCGCATCAACGTCAGCGCTTCCATCGCGAACGCAGCCGCGTCAAGATCGGGCGCAGCCGATATCCGCGCCGTCACATCGGCGAGATCGTCCGTATCCTGGATGATCGTCGCCGAGAGATCGGCGAGCCATGAAAGCACCGCCTGCCTGTCCGCCGCCATGAAATACCTCTTAGAAAAACCGGGCGAACTGCGACGCGGCGGCTGCAATGCCGGCCGCGACTGTCGCCGTAACATCCCCAATCGAAAGCACCGCGCCGGCCTCGTTGCTCGAAGGGATGAAGCTGACGTCGAAGCCGACATAGCCGTTGCGATCCTTGCCGCGCGAGCGTCGGAAATTCTCCGCCGTCGCCAGCATCCCGCCATCCATCGGCAGGATCAGGAAGCCCGGCCCAGCCGCAAGCATCGCAGCCTGCAGCGCCAGAGCCCGGGCGTCCGCCTCGTCGCCGAGATGATAGAGCGTCACATCGAAAACCGAGGTCCGCAGCCCCAGTTCTTCGACGGTCGTGCTCCGCCCGCCGGCATATTCGTGCAGCGCCAGCCGCTTGCCCCCGGAGAGGTCGTCATAGTCGACGAAGAAGGACACGCCGCGATAGCTCGCCGGCCGCAGGGTTTTCTGCCAGTTGCGCATGTCAGAAACCTCCGCCGCCACCCGTAGAACCCGGCGGCATCGAGCGGCCGGTATCGGCATTGACTCCGGCGGACCGTGCGGAAGGCATCACGCTCCGCGCCAGGGCGCCGGCAATCGCCTGCGCCGCGGCAGAGAGCTTTTCGGCGGCCGCCGCGATCGAGGATCCGGCATCCGTGCCGGCGGAACGTATCTTGTCGGCGGATCCATTGATGGCATCCGCCCCTTCCTTGCCGCCATCGGCGACGGACTTCGCAGCCGTCTCGAACCGCTGTTCAATCGGACCGAAGACATTCATCCCGGCCGCCGACGAGGTGAACGATTCCGCGATCTGTCTGCCTTGGCCGTATTGCTGATATTGCCTCTGCAGGTCGCTGAGAGGCGAGACGATCGGGTCTGCGGATGGCCTGCTCATCGGAACCGGGATGCCGGAGCCGCTGCTACCCGGAAATTCCGGCAGCGAGATCGGCATGCCTTGGCGCCCGGTTGATGGCCGAACCTTGCCACGCGAATATCTGCTCTGCTGGTAGGCCCTCAGCCATTCCTCGTTGCGATAGCCACCCTCATAAGCGAGGTCGTTCGCATCATCGTCCGTCGTGAAGCCGAGGTTGCGCTTGAGCCAGGAATAACCGCGCTTCTTGGCGCCTTCATCCTTGGCGTTGTTGAAATCGAGCCCTTTCGAGACGCTGTCCATCAACGCCGAGGCGGCTGGCGCGATGGTCTCGCCCATGGATAGCTTCAGTTTGTCCCAGCTGCCGGCCAGCTGGTCGATCTTCGATTGCGTGTCCGTCAGCACCCGCCCCACGTCGCGCATTACCGTGCCGTCGACCTTCGAACTGTTCACGGCGGCAATGAATTTTTCATAGCTGTCGGCGCTGGTCATCAGGGACTGCATGCCGAGGCGGAATTCCTGGTCGGTGAAGAGCAGCGGCAGCTTGCTGAGATCGCCTTTGACTGCCTCTTTCGACAGGCGAACGAACGCCGAAACAGCATCCTCGCCACTCTTCTTGGCCGCATCCATTTCCTTCCGGAGATCAATACCGAAAGCGGAAAATTTCTTGGCCGTATCCGAGGAGAACATCTTGCCGAAAATGTTCTGCGCCTGCGTTGCGGCAGCGGACGCCGATCCGGTGTCCTCACGCAGCGTCTGCAGGAGCGCGATTAGTTCTTTCAGGCCATCCTGCCCGGTATAACCCAGCGAGGAGAATGAATTCGCCAACTCCGGGATATAGGAGGCCATGTCCTTCAACTCGAACTGGCCAGCCTTGCCGCCGGCGACCATGATGTCGAAGGCGCGTTGCATTTCGCTCGCCTGAATCTTCAGAGCCGAAGACGCCTTGATCGCCGTATTGGCGATATCTTCCGTCGCCGAGCCTGAGGCCTGCGCCGTCGCCAGCACCGATGGCAGGAAGGCCATCGCATCCTGCAGCGTGAGACCGGAGGAAACCAGCGTATCGAGAGCGCGAATGCCGTCGTCGAGCGGCATGGCAAATTGCTTCGTCACCTGCTGCAGGTTCTGAAAAGCCGCCTTCGTCTGCTCGGCGCTCGCATCCGCCGTGATGCCGATCCGCTGCATCTGCCGTTCGACCGCGGCAAAGTCGACCACGGCAGCCCGCGCACCGGCAGCAAGTGCGACGCCGGCAACAGCGCCAACGCGCCCGATCATCGCCATGCGCTCCTGCGTCCGCGCCATCGCCGCCTGGTTCTTGTTGAACTCGCCGGCCCGACGGTTCACCTGGTCCATCTTGCCGGCGACCGACTTGAACACCTGCCCGGTGCGATCAACCGCGGATAGCCGCAGTCTCGCCTCGATCTCACGCGTCATCGCTTGGTTCTTTCCTTGAACTGCCGGAAGCGGTCGCCCCAGTAGAAGATCTCTGACGGCGTCATCGCTTCGACCCGCTCAGCCGTCCATCCCAGCACGAAAATCAATCCGTCGGCGATTTCGGCGGTTCCTTCTTTTCCCGAAAAAAATCGGTCACCGCCTCTTCCAGCTTGAGAGAGTCGATGGCGTTCAAGACGCCGATGTTCTCATAGCCAGGACTGAGGCAGATGCGCTGGAGATAGGCGTCGACGACCTCGGGATACTTGACCAGCATCGGCCCGTGCTGGGTCGGCTGCCAATCGCTCGGCCGACCGAGGCCGTCCCGATAGATCTCGGAATAGGTCGGCTCGCGCAGCGTCACCGCGTCAAACGATTGCTCGTGCGCGGTATAGCTTTTCGAAAGCTTGACGGTCGTCTCCGCCATCAGCCCGCACCCCGGCTATACTGCTCCGAGTTGATGGTCAGGCCGGTGATCTCGCCCGTCATCCGGTTCGACTGCGGATCGCCGCTGAAGAACGCGTTGGTGTAGTAGTGGGTGACGCCGGAAAAGTCCTCGGTGATCGTGACGCTGGCACGAGGCGCCGTCATCAGCGCATTGAGGTCGGCATTGTCGTCACGGATAGAGACTTCCGCACGATACGGCTGCGGCGTGGCGGTGCGGTCGACAGAGCCGTCCTGGTTGGTGACAGGTTCGGTCGACATTCCGGCGGTGTTGACGTTAAACGTACCGCGCAGCGACATCACCGTGCCGTTGGAGAGGCGAACGACCATGCGTCCGCCGAAATCCTTGCCCATGGTTTCGATCCTTCAGTTGGGAAAAAATCAGGCGGCGTCGCGGAACTGACCGTAGACGGTCGCAAGGCCCGCCAGAATGTCCAGCGGATTGACGACGTCGAGCGGCAGCCTCATGTTGACGCGGTTCGGGTTATCGGTGTCGCGCTCGACCACCATGGCAAGCAGGGCCGCTTCCGAATTCTCCAGAACGCCGGACATCTGCTTGTAGCTGTGGAACAGCGTCGCCTTGATATCCTTGACCGTCGTGATCGCGTCGAGGTTCTGCGGATTGCTATTGGCGATCGCCTTGTTCGAATGCTCGAAGGCGAGGTCGGCGCGGAACTTCTTCAGCGCATAGGTCAGCTGATAAACCGTCTGGATATCCCGGAAGGTCGTATCCGGAGCGCCGTTCGTCGTCTGCTGCTGGGTGATGATCTTGTCGATCGTCACCTGGCCGCTGCGGTTTACGTTCCATGTCGAAACGCTGTTCTTCAGCATCGCGTCACGCGTCGCATAGTCCATCCAGTAGGCGCGATCGCGCGGAGCCGAAAGGCCCTCGACGAGGAGGCCGGACTGGTTGCGCGAGACGTCGCCATTCGAGCCGCCGCCAAGCCATGCGGCGATACGGCCGACGACGGCAGCAACCCAGATGTAATCCGGCTCGGCAAAGCCGCCGGAGGAAAAGCGCGGGATCATCGTCAGGTGCCAGGTGTCCCGCGCCAGGGCGAAGGTCACGAGGTTCGTCGATGTGTCCGTCTTCGGATAGAAGGCATGGCCGTAGAGCTGCTGGATATAGGACCAGCGGCCGCTGACTTCGCCGAGGAAGCTGTTGAGCGTGTCGAGGCTGGTACCGTCGCCGAAAGGCGAGACGATGATCTCGAAAGGATCGTCGTTCATCGCCGCCAGGATGTTCGACAGCGACGGCACGCCGGCGCCAGGCGTCGTGGTCGCGAAAGTGAAAAGACCGGCGAAGGCGTTCACCGTATCGAGGATCGGCACGAACAGGTCGAGACCTGACGCATAAGTACCCTTATGCCGTGCCGTCAGCGTCACGACATTGGTTGCGGCGGTCGCCGTAAACGGCAGCGACATACCGGTCAGCCGGTTGTAATAGCCGTTGATGGCCGCCGCGAGCGCCGTCGCGAGCGCGTTTGCCGAGAGGCCTGCGGCAAGCTCGACCGACACCGTCTCACCGGCGATTTGCAGGATACCCTGCCCGCCTGCGGCCGGCGGCGCACCGATCGTGATCGTCCGGATCTCGGCAGTGCCGCTATCGGCGACGCGTCCGATCCAGATTTCCTGCGCCGGCGAATTACGCCGAGCCGCGATGAACATCGCCTCGAGCATCGATCCGGCGCCGCAAAGCACGCGGGCGTCGGTCCGGCTGTTGCAGATCGAGATCTGACCTTCGGCGAGCGTCCCGCCGGCGAGACCATGACCGAGGATGATCATCCGGGTTTCGTTCTGGAACTGCCCGCCCGACTGCACATCGAAGGTGAAGATCGGCGCCGTCAGTGCGGCTGGGATATTCGAGGCCATTTACTTCTCTCCTTCGCCATCGGGCTTCTTGGCCTTGCCGGCCGCGGGCTTCTTTGCCGGAACGATCGTGCCGTCACGCACAAGCCGGTTTTCAAACGGGCTCGTGAAGTTCACGGGCCGTCCGTCCTCCGGCCAATCGGGCTGACCGCCGGGCATGGGGATGCGTGCGCCCTTCTTCGCGGGCACATAGATGTCGTCGCTCATTGGTGATCTCCGATCGGTGCGGCGTGTTTAGTTCTCTGGCCCGTAGGCGTCTCCACCCTCGAAGGGCGGCAATTCCTCGGCGACGAAAAACGCCGCCAGCGCGCCAAGCTTGGCCTTGGCATAAGATTCTTCCGGCAAGGCCTCATAGAGCCGCCGAATAGGTTGCGGCAGCCCACCATCTGCCATGTCGAAATCGTCGTCGCGGATACCGCAACGAAACCGCATCGTCACCCGCTGCCAGCGCAGACCGAGATTCGGCACGGCAAAGGTCTCCAGGTCGGCCTTGATATGCGAGACCAGCCCGCGCCAGAGCCCGCCGGCCTGGCTGCGATCCAGCAGATACCGGACCTGCGCACAAAGTGCCGCAAGCACCAGCCGAGCATCAGGATCTGTCGCCGCCATCGCATCGGCGAACTCGCCTTCGCCATCCTGGTTGACGACTGCCAGCTCGGCGATCACGTCGAGCACGGCATATGCAACTGTATCGTCGGCGCTCGCTGCCTCAGCCCGCAACTCAAATCCGCTTTGCGGCGTGTAGAGCGAAAGCACGGGCGTATAGGGCGCCTTTCGGTCCAGATCCTCGACTGGTGCCGCCCGGCTATCAAACACCGCCCTGCCCGCCAGCGTCGGAAACCCGCTGCCAGCGATCGCGGCCGCGGTCGGACACAAGATCTCGATCGCCGCCAGGCGAACCGCTTCAGCCGACAACATCACGCGCCCTCGTCAGAAAATAGACCAGCCGGATCGATCCGTCCTGCCCATCCGCGGCGATCTCCCAGGCGTCGGTACCACTGACGACATGGTCGCCACGCTTCGGACGATACGGCCAGGCGCCGGCATGAGCAGTCAGGACAGCATCATAAGAAACCGTCCCGTTCCGAATCCCAGGATCAACCGACTGATGCCGCGGCAACCGATCGCTCGGCGGCTCGAGCTCGATCGTGCCGAGGAAATCGAAAGGCTGGCGATCGGGATCCGGTCCCGCCTTGTGATTCGGCGAAATGCCCGACTTGCGCGGCCGAAGCGTACACGGCGTTTTATCGAACACCGTGGCGCAGACGTTTTCCGTCAGAGCTTCCGCCGCTTGCCAGTCCATGATTACTTTTTCGCCTTCAGCTCGGTTTCGCTCGGGCCGTTGACTTCGACAGGAAGCTGCCCGTCCGGATCGGCCGCCGCGAGGTCCTTCTTTGTGGCGCGTCTCGCGGACCCGACAGCCTCAAATTCCGCGAAACCGGCTTCGTCGATATCGAAGACCTTTCCGGGTTTGACCACGTCGACCTTGGCCGGCTTGATCAGCTTGCCAGTCTCGTTCTTTGCGCCAGGCTCGACGCAAACATGCAGGGTGCTCAGTGCGACGGCTTTAACAGTGGCCATGTCTTGCTCCAATTCGATTTAGGGAAGGCTGGCGGCAGTATGCCGCCAGGCGAGTGAGTGCGGCGGGTTACGGCGCCAGAACGGTTGCCTTGAGGGTGGCGTTCGGGTTGACCGGGACCATCAGTGGCGCTGACTGGGTGACGATCTGCTCGATGGCCACATCGCCCTGAGGGATGTAGTTGCGAGGAAAGATCGGCAGCGCCTGGAACTGGGCATTGACGTCCATAATAGCGCCGAAGCAACGATATCCCTGGACGTTCGGCCCGGAGAGGACGATATCCTTCGGCGACATGAACGGGGTGACCGCGCCGGCGACCGTGTAGTAATCGTTGTAGACCCAGATCTCGAGGTTGGCGCCAAGCCGACCCACAAAAGTAGCCTCATCCGTTCCGATCTGATCGCGCCGGATATCGGTCGTGCTGCCGCGGAGATCAGTCCGCAACAGGCCGTACAGTTCCTCGCCTTCTTCCATTGCCGCTTCCATCACGGCCCAGACGTCGACGCCGACAGTCAGACGGTTCGGACGGCCGCCGAACTCGGCGAGCTGCATCATATTGGACCAAGCCGAAAGATTGGCCTTGATAGAAACGCCCGTATCACCCCAGCGCGCACCGACACCAAGGACGATGGTATGGCCGGCGGCACGTCCGAAATCGATGAGCTTGGACGGATAGTCATCGCCGTCGATCGTCACCTTGCCGTCGATGACCGCCTTTGCCGCGAGCCACTCCCATCTGCGTTCGATGGCGATGCGGTGATAGGCCATGATATCGGACTTGATCGCATCATAGCGCGCTTGAGGGTTGGATGCGTCGGGACCGAGCAGCGTGCCGGGCCGCCGTTTCAGGACGCGGGACGGTGTAACGGGATCGCTCGGCTTGATATAGGCCGGCTTGAAGCGGGCAACGCGCCCACCTTCCTCGTAGATGGCGCGACCCTGGGCCATCGGCGCGACGAACGGCGCCAGCTTGCGGCCGGTGCTCGGGATCTTCTCGAAATCGATGTACTCGTCGGTCGAGAGAATCTCGTTCGGAAACAGCAGATCAAGCCAATAGGTGCTTGCCGCTTCGGTTTCCCGGTAGACGTCAATGAGTGTGTGGGTATCCCACAGTTCGTAGCGATCGAACGCCATGGCAGTCAGTCCTTTCCAGGAAAATCGATGACGTCAGAGACGTTCGCGGATGACGATGTTGGTGGGGGTGGGAGAACCGCGGAACGCGGCAACCTTCTTCGCGGTGGTGTCGTAGTCCGCATGCCAGTTGAGCGCGGCCGGATTGAAGTTTCCGGCGCGATAAATGGCGATGCGGTCGGTCACACCGGCGCCGGTGGTGACGGCGACGGTGGTGACGCCGATCGGCACCACGGCTGTCGCGCTGGTCTTTGCGAGGACCAGGTTGCCGGCACTCAAGCCGACGACAGAATTCACCGGCAGCGTCGTGTTTTCGCCAACCGGAAAATCCTCCGTAACCGGATGGGGGATCGCCGAGTTGAAGAGTTCGACAGAGGTGAAGCTGTCGCTGGTTTCGAAGCCAGCAATACCAGCCTCGCCATAAGGGATGTTAGTCATCGTGACAGTTCCTTCAGGTTTGAGGGTGGGTCAGGCCGACTTGCCGTTGCCCGTTACCGCGCGGTAGTTCGCGAGGATCGATGCTGACTTGGGCGGTTCGCCGCCGTTCGGCGTAGCGAGCCCGTTTGCGGAGAGCCTCTGCTGCTCATAGCTCTCGCCGGTCGCGGCCGGCTTGGTTTCAGCGGCTGCGACGTTTGCGGTCACAAATGCTGTGACGGCATCAGCCGCCATGGCCGGCGAGCCAACTGCGAGATCCAACGCTGCCGCCATGCGCTTGCCATCACCCTTGATGCCGGTAGCGCCGAGAACCGCACTCATGCGCTCGTTGGCGGCGGCGTAGCCCTTGGCTTCCGCTTCGGTCAGAGAGGTAGTGTCGGCACCGGTGGCAGAGGCGCCGCCCGGCTTTTCCTGTTCGTCGGCCATAGCCTTTGCTCCTGGTTGCGCCCCCGGTGGAGGCGTTGCATTGCCGGACGCGCTCGCGCCAGGCTGGTTTCCTTCGGTCTCGTCGATCTCGAGGGAAAGGTTGGCCGCCCCGGGCTGCATTGCAGCCCGGATTGTGGCAAGCACACTGTTCATGGTTTCAACTCCGGTTGACTTCCTTGATGAAGGCATCGAAGGCCGTGGAGGGATCTCCGACGGCGTCGGCAAGACCGAGCTTGACCGAATCGGCGGCATCGAACGGGTCGGCCTCCGTCGCCAGCGCCTGCGCTTTGGACAGCCTGCGGCCACGGCCAAGGGCGACGGTCTCGGCGAACTTGTCGCGCATAGCGTCCGCAGTCGATTGCCACCGGTCTACGACCCGCTCGGGCAGGTCCTCAAAGGGGTTGCCTTCGGCCTTGTGTTTGCCGGATCGAATGATGGTGATCGCAACCCCATCCTTCTCATAGAAGGCCGCAAAGTTCGCATGCATCATGATGACGCCGATCGACCCGGCCCCGCCAAACTCCGGAAGAATGATCTGGCGCGCCTGCGATGCCAGCAGGTAGCCGGCAGAGAATGCAAAATCTGTCAGAATGGCGACCGTCGGCTTTTCCTTGGACAGCGCTCTGATCATGGCCGCAGTCTCGAAGGCGCCGCTGACCTCGCCGCCATAGGAATCGACTTCGAAAACGACACCCTTGACGCCCATATCGTTGCGCGCCATTGCGATTTGCGTCTGTAGCCCTTGATAGGACGTGTCGCCGCTGTCGGACTGTCCGATGAACGCGCCTTTGTGGATCAGCGTGCCCTCGATCCCGATGACAGCAACACCGTCGACGAGATCGTAGGGGCGCTGGTTTCGGTTCGTCAGGATCCTGCCCATTCGGTCGCCGAGGCGGCCGGCTGAAGGTCGTCCGTTGGAGAAAGCCACATGATCGACCGCCCCCGCAGGATTGGCGATAGCGACCGTGCCCCCGGCGATCCGGCCACCAAGGCCGATCGCGAACGCTTCAGCTTTGCGGGCGTCGTAAAGCAGCGGCGTGTCGAACACGCGTTGCGCGATGTGAGCATGATGAAAGGTCATCGGATCACTTTCAGCACCAGCGTATGCGTTTGGCATAGCGCGTGCGATTGCCGGTTGTTTTCAACTCGCAGGCCGCTTTCAGCAATGCGAGTTCCTTGTCCAGCGCAGCGATATTCGCTCTGGCGATCTTGATGCGCCGATGGGTGACAGGAGACCGTATTTCGGTCTCGTCGATCTCTTCGCCAGCGAGCAAACGAATCTTCGTCGCATAGAGCGCTTGATAAAGAGCACAGGGATCGTCAGCATCTACGGCAACGCCGCCGATGGTCACCATGTTGGCCATTACGCGTCTTCCCTCCTCGCTTTGCGCGCTTCGGGTTCGTCGCCGCCCGGATCGCTGGGCAACCCGCGCTCGAAGGGCGACGGCATTCCAGCCTGGACATAGCGGCTATGCTCGCGAAGGCGCTGCTCGAACGTTTCGTCCGGATCGACGCCCAAATCCGCGCATTCCTGCGCCAGCGTCGTCGTACCGTTGACGATCCGCTCGGAGGACGCCTTAGCGGCCTTGCCGTCGTCGGCCGACGGCTTGGCTGGACCTTGCCAGAGCGCCCAGCAGATGCGGACCCGGTTTGCGGCGAAAGCCTCATATCCGCCCTTGAACGGGATACGGCCGGTGAACACCTCCTCTTCAAGCCAATGCTCGTAGGGATTCTGGTAATGCGGCGCCGCGATCCGCTCGCGACGACGCATAACGACGGGCCATAGCGTCGATGTTTCCATCCGAACCGAAGAATAGGTGGAATCGGAGTAGTCCATCGTCAGGCCGCCGTAGGTGACACCCATTGCCCGCGCCATGTCGCGCGACAGGCTCGATGAAAAAGGCAAATATTCGCCGCCCGGAATGCGAGCTGTTTCAATGCCAAGTTTTTCACCGGGTGCCAGGTGCGAGACGGTCGGATCGTCGCTGCTGACATTGATCTTGGAGTTGCTCGCCCGATCGAGCTGCGACTCGAAATAATTGGCGAAGTCCGTGGCGATTTGCGCCGCGTTGTCTGCGCCAGTCTCTTTCAAAGCCTCGAGCGCTTCAAACGCATCTGCACTCGGGCTCTCGCTTGTGAGCGTCACCGCGAGGATGGTTTGAAGAACCGCCATCTGCAGGGTCGCGTCATCGAGCATCTCATGCTGTATGTGCTTGCGAAACGCCGGCGCGAGAAGGGAGATGCCACGCACATCAGTCGCGTCCATCGGATCGAACACGTGGTTTACCAGGGGGCGCCCTATCTTGTCCCGAGCCGCATAATCTCGGGTGACATCGATGCCGGTTTCGCGGGACTTCATCCGATAGTGGGTCGCACGACCATTCTCATCGTGAAAGATGCCCTGGTAGAGCCCAACCATCTCCTGCGTTTCGCGAACCAGGCGCTGCGGCGGCACCATCAGCACCTTATTGCCCGTTGCGATGCCGTAGCGGCTACGCTGGGATGGTCCGAAGAATTGACTGACGCTGAGGCTTTCACCGAAGGCGATCCACCAGCGCAGACCAATATCCGCCATTTGCGGAATGGTGAGCTTGCCACGGACATCGCACTCCGCCGGATTCCAAGCCCACATCTTCCAGCGACGCTTTATCAGCGCGATCAGGTCGCGCTTCTCGTCTTCGCTATAACCAAGGCCCTCCAAGTCCGGCTGAGGATTACAGGTTAGCTCGGTTCCGACCGTATCCGAAATGATCTGGTCACAGGCCCCCTTGAGGCGGCCGGAGTTCTGGATCATGTCCATCGCCAGCGCCGCGGTGCGATCCCATACGCGCCGGATTTCATCGCGATGCTCACGCAGGAACGCCGGGCGCGACGCGATGACGCCAGAGCGAGTGTCGCGGAGATAACCGGCCGAGGGTCGCGGAGCGCTGTTCACTGCGTTGACGTTCGTACCAGCCTTGACCCTGTATCTCGGCTTCTCGTTCATCGATTCTTCCATCTGTTGGGCTTTCCAGCCCCCTTCGCCAAAGGCGGCGGCGACGGGGTCGCGGCCGGTGGCTGGTCGCTAGCTGCCGCCATAATCTTGATCGGCGCCGGAGAGAACATGTCGGCATCGACAATCGGCTCTCGTGCAGCGCGTAGCGCCCTCCACTCGGCGGGCGACATGCGGGACAGACCGAGATGTTCGGCCATCGCCATCGCGATGATCCGGCAGTCGAGAAAGTGGTTATGCTCACGCCGCTTCTTCCACTCCTCGTGAAGCTTCCCCTTGATCAGCTTCTGATCGAAATATTCCGATGTCAGTTGCTGGAAAAATTCTTCGCCGAGCTCCTCATGAAAGTGGCAATAGCCCGACGGATCTTTGGCCTCTCCGGCGGCCAGGCCGGTCTTATGCAGGTTCCCATAGAACTCGGACTTGAGCGACCAGGTGCCGACCGGCCAACTCATGGCTGATCCGAAGCGCTTCCGCTTACCCTTTCGGGTGACGGACTTTCGGGCCGGAGGGCTGATAGCGGGGACGCCGCGGCCGCCGATGCCTTTGGTGGCGTATGCGTTCGGGCGCCTCCGGCACCATTCCAGAACCTGGTTGGTACGATAGCCGGAATCGACGCCAATGCTGTTGATCCGGTGAAGGACGCCGTAGCTGTCGGCGAACTCTTGGGCTGTAAACTCGTCGAAAAGTTCCCACGCGCCCTTCTGCGGATTGTCCGTTGCCCCCTCGAAGAACTCAGCAAAGACCGTCCAGCTCTGCCGATCTTCTCCAAAAGCGACGCCTTCGCAGTAGATGCCGTAGCTCTGGACGTCCGCGCCCGCGACGAACAACAGCCCTTCCGGCGGAATAACCATCGGGCGATATCTCTCCCGACGCTCCATCAGACGCTTGTGATCGGGCGCATTGCCCTTCATCGCATACGTCTTCGCCAGGACCAGGTTGTTATAGTCCTTGGCGCCGGCCTCGCCCTTCTTCTCGCCCGAAAGTTTGTCCTCGGCGATCGCCTCGAGGGACATCATGAGCGACATGAAGGCATCGACGTGAAAGCCTGGATGCCGGTCTGGACCGGCCTTCGACGCAATGTAACGGCCTTCCCGCACGCAGTGCACGCGCTCCATCTCGGAGATGTGATGCGTGCATGAGATGCAACGGATCGTCGTCTTGTGCGGGTGCCCCGCATCGACGATCAGATTGGCATCCTCCAGCACCTGCTCTGCCCTACATTCCGGGCATTTTATATGCCAGAATCTCTGGTCGGAACGCCGGAACGAGCGATCGATGCGGCAGTGCCCAGGGCCTTCGCCGAGCTCGTCGCCACTGTCGAGTTCTGGCGTCGACAACTCGAAGATCTTGAAGCTCTTCTGGCGCCGGAACGCGGTGAAACGGCCGAAAAACAGGGTCTCAGGATCCGCGCCATTGGGCAGTTCCTGCCACTTTGACACCTCATCCTTGACGCCATAGCGGCACGTCTTGGCCGACAGATCCATGACCGTGTTGGCGTTGCCGAGATAGATGGCGCCACCGGCAAACTTCTTCTCGTAGGTCGTAGACCCCACGCCGGAGCGGCTTGTCGTCGGGTAGATGACCTGCTTGTCGGTGTGCTTCTGCCAGGCGTCGATCAGCGGCTGCAGCTTGCCGCTGTTGATGTCCTGCAGCGCGTCGATACCAGGGACACCATAGAGAGCATTGTCCGGGCAGTTCTCGGCGATGTAGAGCATCCACGCCAAGGCCAGGATGGAAACCCCGGTCTGCTGCGCCTTGCGTACCGATACGAAATTGCAGGGATGCTCCTGGCTGAGGCATTCCGCAATCTCGACCAGGTATGGCGCATCGTCAGGCGACCACAACTGACCCTTCTTTGGACCGTCCACAAGAACGATATTTTTTCGCAGCCAGGTCGGGAACGGCGTCGGCTGGACTGGACGGATCGTCCGCGAGAGCGTTCCCGTGACGGTGTGCAACGCGCCGGGATGGGCGTTCATTCGACCTCGTCTCCGATCAAATCATCCATTCGTGGCGCCGTTTTCGACACGGCTTCCAGGCGATCGGCGATTTCATTCCCCAGCTCGAAAGCGATGGTCCGCAAAAGGACGCGAGCGCCGTGCACTCCCTCTTTCGACACGGCCAGCGCCAGTTCATCCGCGCGATTGGACAGGCGCTTTATGACCGCCTGGATTTCGAGGCCGGCCGTCCGTAGCGCCTGGTCGATCTTGTCACTGCGCAGGAGCTGTCCGAGCTCCTCCTGGTGGCGAATGCGTTCGCGACCGAGCTTTAGCCATTCGGTTTGCCGCCGCGCCTCGTCGAAGCTGCTGGACGGATCCTCCTTCGACCCGCCCGCCTCGCCCGTTTGGTCCGGCGCTCGAATCTCGGCCTTCGCCTTTGCCGGATTGACGTGACGCTGACGATGGTGGTCGTAATGCGCCAGGGACAGCAGCATGATGCGACCCTGACCATCGCGATTGACCGGCGTGTCCGGCTTGTCCTCGATTAGCTTTTTTGCGGCTTTCGACACGGCCGCCTTGGAGACCCCGTCGCGCTCGGCGATCTGAGCGATCGACCACATCACGTCCGTCATCGCCGTTAACCTGATAACCTTCCGTCAACCGGTGCGTTAACCCCGTTAACCCTGTTAACCCAATATTTTGACCGCTGAGACTGGCGGAATTTCGGGGTCGCCCCGGCC